TGGGCCGGTTCCGCTGCGGGCGCAGCCTGGGGCAACGTCGGCTGTTGCGTTGCGTGTTGCGCAACGGCCGTCCCTTGGGCCGGTTCCGCTGCGGGCGCAGCCTGGGGCAACGTCGGCTGTTGCGTTGCGTGTTGCGCAACGGCCGTCCCTTGGGCCGGTTCCGCTGCGGGCGCAGCCTGGGGCAACGTCGGCTGTTGCGTTGCGTGTTGCGCAACACTTGATGCAACAGGGGCCGCCTGGATCGACTCCGGTAGCACCAGATCCAGCATGTCCGGCGTGAAGTCGATCGTCTTGCCCGCCTCGGTCTTGACCTGGATCACCCCCTGGGCGCCCACCTCGTTCCGCACCACCTCCAGATCCCCGCCACCTCCGATGCTGACGGATTCGTGGAGCTTGAACTTCGTCCCCGGGGCCAGCACCTCGCCAACCGCCTCGCGCTCGGCCTTGGACAGCCGCTTCGGGGGGCCGGGCGGGGTGATGTGGGGCTCCGGGGGGAGCGGAGCGGACAGTTCGGCCTTGCCCTCCTGCGTGCCCGTGCCCGGGTCGGACGTGTCGATCCGAACCGGCACCTTCTCCGCCGTCGGCAGCACCTGCGCCACTACGCCCGGCTCCACGTCCTGCTTGCGCAGATCCGCCCGGGCTTCACGAGTCAATTCCTCCACGACTTGCTTGTTCTCGGGACGCGCCATCGTCCGCGGCGCCAGTTCCCGCAGACCGGTCGCCACGTGAATCGCGCCGAACGTGCCCAAGCCCACTGCGAAGTGCGTCCCAGCCTCCAGAAGCGCCTGCTTCCGCTCCTCCGAGGACAGCCCAGGGTCCGACAGCGCGTGGAGCGCCTTGCCGATGGCGCTGGACGCCCCCGGGTCCTTGCCGGTGATGTCCTTGCGCTCCGGGCCGGTGACCGCCTCGGCCGCCGCAGTGCCCGCCTCGGAACCAAGCTGCATCCCAGCCGCCTGCTTCAGCCGACCCGCCACTGTGTTGCCCACGCCGGCCTTCGCTCCGAGGCCCATCATGCCCCAGGACACGGCCGACTCCACCGACCGCAGCGCCCGAAGCTGCCGCTCCATCTTGTCGGCGTCGCCCCCGCGCTCGCGCGCCTGATCCACGGCCTGCTTGTCCTCACCGGACAGCGGCTCGGCCGCCCCGATGGCAGCGCCTGTCGCCGCAGTGCCGAGGACCCCGCCCGGCATGGCTGGCGCCGCAGCGACGAAGGGGATGGTCGATCCGATTGTCTCCAGCGCCTGCACGGCCAGCTTGCGAGACCCAGACGCCTTCGCCAGCGTCTCCGCGTAGCCGGCCTTCATCGCGTCGAACAGGAAGTCCCGCGTCTGCTCCGGGGACAGCCCAGCTTCGCGCCGCACGCCGCCCTGCACCCACTCCGATCCAGTCGGAGCGGCATCCTGGAACTTCCCGAACAGCCCGGAAGACACGCCAGGGGGGCCAACGAACATCCGGTTGCGGAGCGCGAACGACTCGGCCTCGTCGTACATCAGGCGGCCGTCGTCCCCAGCCATGGTGACCACCCGCGCCAGCTTGTCGGGCAACGCCGCCCCCGCGTGCAGCTTGTAGGCGGCGTGCTGCTGGCCACGCTGATAGAACAGGTCGAACAGCCTCCGCTGCTCCACCACTGAACTGACCTGCCGCACGGTCTCTTCATCCGGGTCCGCTTGCAGCCTGCGGTTGACGCGCTCCGGAGGCAGGCCGCCGTGGATCGTCTTGGCCCGCCAGATCGCGCGCTCCTCTGGATCCTGCGGCGGCTGGTCCTCCTGCTCCGCCTGCTGCATCCCCGCGACCTGCTGCTGGAGCTGCGTCAGGATGAAGTTGGCCTGGATCGTGTTGTACTGCTGGCGCGTGTACTGAAGGTAGTTCTCCTCCTCCAGTCGGGTGGCGGTGTCGTGGGGGGAAGCACCACCCTGCGTGGGCGGCAATGCCGAGGTCGTCATGTCAGTCGCCTTTCAGAAGGGCTTGCGACGTTGCTGCTCACGGATGATCGCACGCGAGCCGCCCATCTGTTCCATCGGAGACGCTTGCGTTTGTGCCGGCCGGCTTTGCGGCTTCATCGCCCGCGCCGCAGATTGCTCTCCTTGGCCCTGCCCGATCGGCTGACCCTGGAGCAACCCGCCCGCCTGCTGCTGCATCCTCTGCTGACCAGCAGCAAGGCTCTGGAGCATCTGGTTCGCCGCCTGACCCATGCCAGGCTGCACCTGCTCCATCTGCGCGAACACGTCCTGCTTGAGCATCGGCGTCCCCGAGGACGCATCCACTGCGAAGTCCAGGGTCGGAGGCATCGCTGGGTAACCCGCCGTATGCAACTCCATCCACGCCGCGATGCGATGCCGCGGATCCGTGGAGAAGAGGCGGCCAAGCTGGTCCGGAGTCGCCGGCATCTGCGCGCCAGGGTTCTGCCCAGCCATGCCGCCGCCCTCCCCTCCGAGTAGGGCCGAGACCATCGTGTCCGTCCGATGCCGCAGAAGGTTGCCATCCCGCGTGGCGGACTCTCGCGCCTCGGGGACGCCGGCCGGCATGGGTTGCTCCGCCTGCGCGGACTGGCCCTGCCCCTGCACCTCGTCCCACTTGCGCTTGCGCTGGAGCATCCCCATCAGGCGCTCCGGACGAATGCCCTTGCCGCCGAGGTTCTCGATCGGCGGGCGCGTGCGCTCCATGATCTTGTCCAGTTCCTTGTTGCTGGCGCCCCAGTCCGACAGCACGTCGGTCGTCGAACGCAGAGCCTGAAGCCCGCTGTGGCTCAGGGTCAGTTCCCCGTTGGTCGGAGTGATCTCCGGCTGGCCCAGCTTCTTGCGCTGCTGGTTGAGCAAAGAGAGACGCGCTCCCATCACAGTGTCGTTGGGATCGAACTGGAACGTGTAGGTACCAGGCTTCTGGAGCGCGTCCAGGATTGCCTTGTCGTCCAGCCCCTTGGCGCGCAACGGCTCCGTCAAGTCGCGGAAGTCCATGTATGGACCGCGCTCCGCAGCCGAAGATCCGCCCTTCTCGGCGCCCAGAACGTACTCCATCTCCCGCAGGTCGCGATCTTCCTTTCGGGCCTTGTCGATCGCCTCCTGCCGCAGACGCTCCTGCTCCAGGTTGTGCCGGCCACGCTCCTCCCGGTTCAGTCTGCGCTCCTCCTGCAACCCGCGGAAGTGCTCCTCCTCCATCTGGAGGCGACGTTCCGCACGGGAGTCATCCTCCTGCTGGGCCTGCTGCTGCCGCAGGCCGTGGATGCCCTGTGCGATGCCCTGCATGAGCAGCGCGAAGGACTGAGCAGCGGCTGTGCCCTTGCGACCCACTACAGCGTGGCGCCTCCTGCGCCGAGGTACTGCGGACCTGCGGGGATGGGAGACGACGGGGCAATCTCAGGCTGCGGCCGGATCCGCGGGCCGCCGAACATCGCCGACGTGCGCTGCACCTTGGCCGCGTTCTGCATCTCGAACGTGTCCGCGATGCCGCCAACGCCCCCACCGAGAGCACCACCGATCGCAGTTCCGACCCCCGGGGCGATCGCCGTCCCGATGCCGGCGCCAACCAGACCGCCGATCTGCTGACCGCTGATGTGCATGGCCTAGTACAAACCTCCGCCACCCTGGGTAGGAGCCTGCTTGTATCCCTGCCGCGGCGCTTGGTTGCCGCCACCACCACCCGGGAACATGTACGGCATCGCCGCGCCGATGATCGCGCCAGCGCCAGCCGCATACCCGCTGTAGTCGGTCGGCATCGACTGCGGACGCGCCGGAGGAGCAAACCCCAGCGCCATGCCCGCCACGTCCTGACTCAGGTTGAACCGGCTCTGGAGGTGGCTGGACATGAGGTTCGAATACATGTTGCCCTTGGCCGCGCCAGCCTGCAACCGCGTGTTCATCGCCAGCGCAGGGGAGACGCCCGACGCGGACAGACCGGACATCGCCAACCCACCAGCCGCGGCCTGCTGCCCCTGAAGCGCACCCTGCTCGATGTTGCCGGCGCCCGGAGCGTAGGTCAGCCCCATGAAGCGCCCGGTGTCCATCAGGTCCTTGGCCGCATCCGTCTTGAGCAGACCCGAGGCGAGGAACGCCTTGTTCTGCTCCAGGAAGTCCGGCAGTTCGCGCGGGTCTCCCGTGTAGCCCTTGCGGATCCGGTCCAGGATCTGGTCGAAGCTGCCGCCTTGATCGATGGAGTCGTTGAGCAGCGCGAAGTTGGTCTTGCGCCGCTCGTCCTCGGACATCTGCTTGGCTTGCCCCTTCTCACGCTGTCCGTGATACAGGTCGTACGCCCCCATGCCGACCAGACCGAGAGGACCACCAACGGCACCAGCCGTGGCGTACCGGCCGGCCTTGCCCTTCAGCTTGGAGAGGCGCGACATGGGCTACACCTTCACAACGTCACCCGGCTTGAACGTGATGATCCGGCCCGAGTCCGGCGACGGGTTCGTGGTCCCGTTGCCGAGCCCAAGCTGACCGCCGCCCAAGCGCGCGATGATCGTGCGCCCCAGTTCGTCCACCTGGGTCACCCGCAGGCGCACGTCGATGTAGTCGCCCTCGCTGAGATTGACGTCGTTCTTGTCCTTGAGAAAGCTCATGTGTCACCTCTCCGGATTCTACCACTAGTAAGCCGTCACTTCCGCCCACGAGAAGTCGATGTACCACGTGATGCCGTAGCTGGTCACGTTGAGGACGCGGTTCTCGATCCAAATCCCTTCGTTCTGCACGAGCACGAAGGGATGCGTCCCGTTCACGTCGTCCAGGCAATCGATCGGCCCCCACATGAACGTGGTGCTGATGGCCGCGCCCACGTTGTAGGGCAGGGTCGCGAAGAACTGCGTGTCCTTGGTCCGCGCACCACCCGTCATGCCGGCCGCCGCGCCGGTCAGCGTGAGATGCCGCACCGCCGCAGTGCCCGGGAACGCAGCCATCGTCCCGCCGCGCTTGACGCTGCTCACCGGCGTCACCGTGTTGTTCGTGGACGACGTCGTGAATCCGGTGCATTTGTACACGTCCAGAGAGTTCTCCTGAGCGGTGCCGGCCGCAGTCTGGAGCGCGCGGAGCGTGAGGCGCGTCGGGACGATGAGGTTGGTCGCGTGCGTGTTGCGGATCTCAAAGATGCCCGAGTTCGCCGCCTGCGCCGCCGTGGAGTTGATGCGCACCGAAGTCCGGTAGTGCCCGAGGGCGCCGTACTCCAACGGTTTGACGTGCGTGTGCGCCGCACGGAATCCCGTGCCGCCAACCTCGGCGATCGTCCCACCGTTACCCTGGATCTGAATGCCCATGTGCTAACTCCATCTCCACTGAACTGACCACTGACCATAGATGCGCGTGCCGGTGCCGCCGCCGTATCTGCTCGGGAGTGTCGGGCCCGAGCTGACCCGAGGTCCTGCCGGCATCGCTACCGCTGGGAGCAGCACGCCCGTCGGTGTGCGAGCCCCTACGACCGGCTCGTTCATCTGGGACGAGTTCATCCCATAGATCGTAAACCCGACGCCTGGAACGATGTCACCAACCTCGACGCGGATCGTCTCCAGCCGATGTTCGTCCGCCGTGTGGTCCGCCGTCGCTTCCGGCCGCAGCCAGGCTTGCACCACGCTGGTCCCGAGGATTCCTGGCTGGCCGATGACGTTGACCGACGCGTCCGACTTGCCGGGGAACGCGCCAAAGTCCAGCGTGGCGGTCCCAACCGACCCAGCCCCCGGTGGCATCGCGGTGGCGATCGCATCGTCGATGCTTGTCCCATCGATTTTCTCCAGCCGCTGCGTGTCCACGTAGAGCGTGGTCCCGTCGGGCAGCGCCAGGTACGCACGGTTGTCCTGCGTAGAGTCGAGCGCCCCGATGTTGCCGTAGAGCACCAGAACGTTGTCGCCGACCGTCAGCGCTGCGCCATTGATGTCAACCGCGGTCATCCTACGTCCACCTCGAAGACGGTTCCCGCGGGGGCGTTGCTGTTCAGGTAGACCTCACGGTTCGTCCACGCTGAGTTGGGGAACCCTCCCGTGTTTCCGGCGGGGTTTCCGACCACGCGGTAGTTCGGATTGTCCGTGCGGAAGAAGACGATCGCCGACGGGACCCGGTTCAAGCCGTGCGCCACACGTACCTGCGTTCCCGCTCCGGCGCTCGTGTAGCTCACCGTGACCGCAGCCGCAGCCGCGCGCACGGCATCGCGCCCGTCCCCCGAGTTGCTCCGCTCGTTCAGGAAGTCCGTCAGGCGCTGGTCATTGCGCTGCTGCACCCAGTCCTGCGTGGACCGAGCGAACGGCGAAGGATCCTGCCCCGTCTCCTGCCCGACGATCCCAGCCTGCCGAAACGCTGGGCGCCTCGGCGGAGTCATCGGGACGCTCACTTGGTCGCGGGTCATGCGACCGTGCCCTTCCGGTTGCCGTCATCCTCGAAGCCGGCCGACCAGCCGAACACCTCGAACGGGACGTTGATCCCGCGCGTTCCGAAGAACGCCCTCCAGTAGAGAGCCCTCGACACCTCGAACCGGATCGTCTCCGGATGGTAGCCGTAGAGCATCGAAGAGATCGTCTTCCGGTTCTGCGTCAGGACACCGTAGTAGTTGAACGCATCGGTCAGCGGTACCCCAGTGCTCTGCACGCCAATGACCGCAGCCAGAGCCCGCACCTCCAACGCGCCTGCTTGAGGGAGGAAGTCCAGGTCCAACCAGCGGACCACCTTCGTGTTCGTGATCGACGAGAGAGGCAACCATGAGGTCGTATAGTACGCCCAGTACCCGCCGATGACGAACGTGTCCCCGGCATCGACCGAGAAGGTCAGATCCGTTTCGAAGTTGATCGTCGTGCCGCTGGTGGATGCGATTCGCGCCTCTTCGGTGATGCCGCGTGCGGTCGCATCGCTGTGTGCTGGCCCGTGCGTGACGGAGATCCAGAGCCCACGGATCCCGTTCCCGAGGTAGTCGTAGACCGCCCCGGTCATGACCAAGGTGCGCGCAGTTCCGCCCGTGGCCGTGCCGGTCTTGGTGAACGCAGTGCCAGTGGCCGGGTCCAACAGGAGACGAGAGCCATCCACTGCTCCCGTCTGCATCTGAAAGACCCGGCCATCCGGCGTCCCAAGGTAGATGTACGGTTCGTCACTCACGTCGTCCTCGATGCGCGCCATGAAGCTGTGGCGCAGGGTCGAGAACAGAGTCCACGGGTTGCGTCCGGTCTGCGGGTCGGACACCACCTTGTCGAACACCACGATTTCGCGACCGTACTCTTCGCCCTCGCGCTTGATCGAGAGCCAGTACTGGTTGGTCGTCTCGTGGTAGATGCCGTGCTGGAGAAGGTTGCCCTCCTCGCTCTTGTCCACCGAGGCCCAGATGCCCTCCAGATCCTCTGCGATGTAGTCGGTCCCGGAACCGTCGAACACGTGAACGCCCTTCTCCATGGCTCCGAACACGTGGTTGTCGAACGCAGCGAGCGAATGCCCTGAGGCAAAGCCCTTGCCGGCGAGGAGGCGATCCTTGCGGCTGGTCTCGAAGGTCTGGCCAAGACCGATGGCATACACCCCGTCACGGTCGCCCACGTAGAGCGCCCCGAGGTGCTCCTGAAGGAAGGCCCCAGGGACCCCGGTGGTCTCGTTCACGCGGATGATGTTGAGCGACGGCAGGTTCTCCAGCGAGAGCGGGGCGACCGAGGGGGATGAGACGTAGAGTTCGGTCGGTGCGACGTTGGGCTGGTTGAACAGGAACGCGCGGCCCTTGTGGATCTCGATGAAGCGCGCGGGCGGGAAAGCTCCGTTGGCCGTGGATACGGCAGGGCCGTTCCCAACAATGCCATCGGTTGCGCCGTTCAGTTCCACGTCGTCCGTGAGGTTGTCGTCGGTCGCTCCAGTTCGGGAGAGACGAGTCGGGGTAGTAATGCCATAGTAGATGCGACGCGCCACCACGTGTGGCTCCAAGGAGCGCGGGAGAGCATTGATCCGGACCGTATCGAACCCGCCAGATGCGTGAGCAGAGTCGTCCGGGATCGGCAGGCTCCACGTGACCGGATCGCTCTCGATGCCATCCTCGGTCACAAACGTCACGGCGAAGTTGTAGGTCGTGTTCTCCACGAAGCGCGTGCTCGCCGTTGATCCGCCTGCCGGCTCCCCGGTCAAACTCGGAGGGTCGTATCCAGGGGTCGTCGCCCCCATGCGCCCGACAGAGAAACCGAACGGCCTCGGTGTGCCGCGTCCGTGAGGCTCTGCGTAGCGCGGGCCGTGCAAGCCACGCCAACGCACCGCCAAAGGCGGACCGAGGCCGTTCGTGAGAAACAACGTGTCCAGGTAGACCCGCGAGGAGTACGGGAAGGACTTCGACGAGTTGTTGCAGAGCAGCGAGGCGTCCAGGATCGGCAACAGTTCCTGGCACCGGATGTTGCCGCGCGCCACCGTGCTGCCTGAAGCGGACGCCACCGCGTCTGCCCCGTCGTTCAGCGAGAGCAACGTCACCGTGTTCCCGTCCGCCGTCAGCGGCGTGCGCGGCTTCTGGAACGTGGCCATATAGCGCAGCCCGGTCGTCACCCGGAAGTCGCGCAGGTAGCCGAGGAACGGCGAGACGAAGGTGTCGTTCGTCTGGTCCGGAGAACCCCACTCCAGGGGATGCCCAGCGATGAACTTCTTTCCGGATCCTCCCGTCCACCCAGCAGCGTGCGACCCGACCGCTGCCGTCATGGTCTGCGCCACGCCGTCGATCCAGATCTGGTCGTTCGCGATCGCCGACACATCGATCGTGATGGCCACGTGATGCCACGCGCCTGGCACCAACGGGCGCATCCCTCCCGTCGCAGCCGTGGTGGTCCCGATCCGCCAGAACCCAGCGCCCGCAACGCCCGTCACGTAGATGCCGCCAGACTCGTCGATCACTACGCGCCAGTTGTACTGGAGCTGCGTCCCTGCCCAGTTGATGGCCACCTCTCGCTTGGTTCCCAGTTCCGCGAGGAACACCCAGAACTCGATCGTCAGATCCGAAGCGGTCAGGTCCCAGGTCGAATTGGCCTCCATCTGGATGTGGTTCCGGACGTGGCCGCTCCCGAAGAACGAGGTCTGCGTCGCGTCGTTGGCCTTCGGATACGGGCTGATCCCAGGAGCCCACGGGGGGCGCAGCCAGTAGACGGTGGAGGCCGCAGTGGCGATCGTGAACCGCTGGCCGTTCGAATGCTTCAGTTGCATCAGGCCAGTGATGGGCGTCTTGCTCGGCAGGTCGGGGACAAGACCCATGGCCAACCGAGGGACGAGTTCCTGCGGAGCCACCTCGCCCCAGTTGAACTGCGTTGTGAGCACGCCGCCCGTCAGCGCCTCGATGTCCATCTCGCGCGAGCGCAGGGTCAGCGGAAGCGCGAACCCCAGCTTGTCGGGAACAGCCAGGTCCTGCGAGTAGAAGTACCGATCGATCGGATACGGAGTCGCGCCTGCTCCCGTGTCCACCTCGATGTTCTTGCGGTAGCGACTCTCCAGCTTGGTCGAAAGGCTTGACGCATCGAAGTTCCACCACGCGGCGTACATCGACGCCTTGGTCTGCGCGTTGTTCACGAGGTCCACGCCTCCGTTCGCCGTACCAGGAGGCGCAGCAGCGAGAACGTAGGTCGTGTCGGAGATGCTCGTTGCCACCAGAAGGCGGCCAATGGCGGCGCTGTAGAACGGCGCCTTGCTCATCGTTTGCTGAAGCGCCTGTGTGTGCAGGAAGAACGGAGCCGACGGGATGTTGATGCTCCGCCGAACCGTCACGCTCGAGCTGCCATCGTCCAGGCTGGCGAGCTGCTGCGAGTTGAGGTACAGGTCCGCCGCGGTCAGGTCCCGGTTGAGTGCTCTGGTCGGGTCCGCAACGCCAGCCGATCCGAGAACGCGCACGTTGCCGAGACGGATGTCCTCGATGCGCCCGACGAAGTGCAGCGTCGGGTCGGTTGCTCCGACGTACTCACGGGTGGCCAGACCCGCCACGAAGTCCTCGGCCACGCCGATCAGCATGGCCTTGACCGTCACATTCGGTCGTGCGGCGATGCCAGCGATCGTCCCCACAGACGCCCCGTTCACGCACATCGTCACTCCGGCGATCGTGTCGCGGGAGTACATCACCGTGTAGCGGTTGCCTGGAACGAACGTGTACCCAAAGAACGTCGGAGCATCGAAGGCCCCCGCGTTCTGCGGCATCGCGTAGAGGCGTCCGATCGTGGAGATACCGAACTCACAGACCCCGGGCCACGAAATGAGAGCTTGCGCCCTCGCCTCTGCTCCACCAGCGTCGGCCACCTTCTCAATGGAGTCCGGGATGAACGTCACCTCGACAGTGTTCGATGGTTCTCCAACGGACGCACCTTCGACGATGGCCTCGTACGTGTTCTGGTTGCGCGAAGCCCCATTGGTGAAGCTCTCGTTGTTGGTTCCGCCTGCACCGCCAGGAAACGCCGAACCGAGCGCCGTCGGCATGAAGGCGTAGGACGTGCGCCCGTCGAAGTAGAGCCCGGTCTTCCCGTTGGACCGCTGCCACATGGGCACCTGCGGGCCGAGCATGAGCGGGGCATCGAGACCACGCGACTCCGGGATCAGCACCCGGTCCTCGGACCACGAGCGTTCCTTGTCGTAGAACGACATCGTTTCCGGAGCCCAGTGCCCGAGCAAGCCCGTCTGCGCGACGCTCGTGTCCACCGGGACCATGGAGCCGACGAACGAGGTGTCGGTCCCGTTGGTGGTCTTGTCCACCGACCACACGGACAGATCCTGGATGCGCCCCTCGGCCCTCAGCACGTCGCGGAAGTAGCCTGTCGCAGAGTTAAGCCCTCCGTTGGCAACCGGCGCGTCGATCAACGGGCGAGGCATGTCGAACACCTGGATCGGGCAGGAGTTCGTCAGGAGGTTCGCGGTCAGGGCCGACGTGTACTGGAGCAGCAGAGCAGACCCGTCGCTCTGGAGTTCCGCCACCGAGAGGATCGCGTTGCCGGCGCCTCCAGTCTGTGTCGCCGTGAACGAGATGCGGTACGTGTGGAGCGGCTTCGGGTTGTTCACGTCGTTGGCGTTCGACGTGAGCAGCACGGGCGACGCGCCAGCGTTCGTCGCGACGTAGCACCCCCAGCGGTAGTCGTTGGCGCCCGCTCGGTAGACGAAGATCGCCCACCCGAGGCCCTCGCCGCTGTTCCAGCGCGTGCCACGAAGCGGCCCCTTCGAGCACAACGGGCGGTAGGTGTAGGTGTTGGCAGCCGGACCAGACCGCTCGTTGAACACGAACCAGTTGGCTGCCTCGTCCGCGTTGTCCCCGTCCGGCTCCGGCGTGTAGAGGAACGAGACCGTCAGGGCCGTCGCTCCGCCACTCACGTAGTCGTTGAAGTGGGTTCTGTGTCCGATGAACCCGTATCCAGGCACCACCTTGTAGGTGTTGTTGGTCAGCGCCCCGGTCAAGCGCCCGACGTAGCTGCGTCCGAGGTTGCGCAGGCTGTTGCGTGGGGCGACGAACCGGTTGACGGGCACGCAGCCATCGCGCCGCCGGATGGAGCGGCGCTCGAACGACACGTTGAGCAGGTCCGGGCTCTGCGTCGGGATGACGATCGGAGACGGGTACTTGGTCTGGATGCCGCCGATACAGGGGCGGACTTCCAGGCTCTGGTTGTCCTGCTCGCGGCGTGGCATCAGCGGCGCTGGATGAAGACCTTTGGGTTCAGCGGCGAGGTGAAGCCCATCGGGCGGTAGACCACGGTCATGTCCACGGCTCCTGCCACCTCCATGTAGAAGCCAGCCTTGCACTCGATGTCCACGGGCACCGTGGTACTACCAACGCCAGCAGGGATGTCGGCTGTTTCGATGATGGCCTTGGCCGCGGTTGCCGCCGGAGCCGATCCGCCCGTGACCTGCGCCACGTCATGGATCTCAATGGTGCCAGCCACTGGCGAGTTGTTGATGATGATCTCCTTCACCACGGCGGGCCTCATGTTGACCAGCGTGGCGTTGGGAATCTTGGTCGTGAGAACTCCTGGAGCGTACTCCCCCGCATCGTTGCTCACGCGGAAGGTCGTCCAGCCAATCTTGGCGATGGTCATTGGTCAGTCCATATCGTAGTAGCGGACCTGATCGAACGTCTGGTTCTGTCGGTCGGAACACGCCTGCTGGAACTGCGTGATGCCCACCTCGTGCTGCTCGCGCAGGGAGTCCACCATCCGCTTGCTGCCGGACTCCTGTGCGAGAAGCATCGCCGCCACCACCTCGACGAGCGGGTGATGCTCCGGCTCGATCTGCGGGATGAGGGAGTAGCTGAACTGGGCGCACGTGAGGAGCGCGCCATCGCCGGGCCGCTGGAGCACCTCGTCGAAGACCCACTGCCAGTCGTCCGTGCCCGGGTCGTTCACGCGGCCGTAGACCGAGCCAACAAGCCGGCGGATCTGGTCGGTGACGCCTTCCACGAACGTCCCCGAGTTGCTGTTGCCGAACTCGACCTGCGCCCCGATGTAGACCTGGTTCACCGAGACGGCGCTGGCGCCGGTCCCGTAGGTGATGCCGCGACTCAGGATGCGCCCAGCCGTCGAACCGGAGGACGGGTCCGCAAACCAGATGCGCGCACTGGTGGATCCGGCCGGGTTGACGCCCACGACGCCGACGCGCGCTACGCCGAAGTGCAACGGAGCGACCCTGCGCTCGTACCAGACACGGATCGTGCTGACGCCCGTCAGCCCGCCGGTGAACCCGATGCGACCGCGGTGCTCGTTGCCCTGCATGTAGATCCAGTACTTCCGCAGGCGTCCCACGTTGGGGTTGCGGTACTGGTCCTTCTCCTCCAGCTTGAGGTGCGGGATCTCGATCGGGAACGTGCCGTTGCTCGTGTCCTCGATCCTCCGCACCTTCCGGATGTACTCCGGGAGACGCCACACCAAGATGTCGCCCACGAGCGCCATCGTGAGGGCCGGCGTCTTCTCCGTGGCGATCGTGAGGTCCACGTAGTCCAGTTCCTGATCCCGGAAGGACTGCGACTGGAGCAGCACCAACCGCTCCACCGCCTTGTCGATCGCGGCCACGACCTCCGTATCGGTCCAGGTCTGCTTGGCCTTGTTCTCGACCTTGGCGTTGATCCTTGCCACCATCCGCTGGGCAGAGATGGGCTCCATAGCCGGTCACCCTCCTGTCAGGAAGCGGCGGCGGCGCTCCGGCGTGACCTCTGGGATGTATCCCTTGTCCATGCCGGCGCGGAACGACTTCATCATGTCCTTCGCGTCGGTCTGGATCATGTCGCGGATCGCCTGGAGTTTGGCGCGGTCGTACCGCTCCTTGTGGTCGTCGAGCGACTTCAGGAAGGCTTCCTTCTTCCAGTGGGTGTCCATCTGCCCATGGTCGTGCGCAGCCAGCCACCCGATGGTGTTGGCGAAGTGAGGGTAGATGAACGCGCCCTTGTTGAAGGGGCAGTCCATGACCTTCACCCCACGCGGGGTCCGCTGGACCAAGAAGAACTTCTGCCGCGCGAGGGAGAAGATCAGCTCCACGCCCGGGTAGAGCGCGGCGAGAGCCATGGTGATGTCGGACGGGACTTCCATTACCAGGACTTGATGATGAGGGATCGCCTTGCGGTCCCAGGGAGAAGAACTCCACCCACGATGATGTTCACGTACATCGACTTCGTTTGTGCCGTGGAGCCCTCGTTCTTCACGCGAACGTCCATGGTCAAACCGGATCCCAGGACAATCGTCTCGGGAGACAGCTTCGGAGAACTCTCGACATGTGAACGCCACGGAAAGAAGTCCGCTCCGGCCCCGAAGTCCTTTCCGAAGTGAATCACGGAGGTCACCGGCATGTTCGACCACCCTGCCAGCAGGGAACCGTTCATGTAGACATCGAACCTGGAGTTGTCGAACGGGTCGAACACTGTCGACGTTGCGAACGACGTGGCCGTCGGAGCCACAAGAACCCGGATGTCGTTGACCTCCGCCGTGAACCCTGCCGGCACCGGCTCCGCCGCCAAACCGTCCCCTGCGGAAACGTACGGAGGAAGCGCCGGGGCTGTCCCTGGGATCCTCCGCGTTCCGTCAAACCGGACGGTATGAATGAACGTCGGAACGCTGGGGCTACCGGGCCCCGCTCCCGCCACGTCGTAGATGATGACGTCTGACACCATCGACAAGAAGTTGCGGGAGCCGGTTGGGTACTTGGTGGAGACCACCCGTCACCAGTTCTTCTGGTACTTGTCGCCCTGGCGAGCGCCCTGGTCCATGCCGATGGATGTCCGGCACTTCACTCGGAGTGCCTGCGGCACGTTTGCGGCAGCAGCCACGCCGTAGCCATCGGGGAGAGTGAACGCAGACTCGGCCACATCCACCGTGAAGGTCGTGAACTGGAGGAAGTCCGAGAACTGGACCCCGATGTAACCACCGCCGAGTTGCTCGAACGCGCCCGTCTCGAAGATCATCCCGAGGATGTCCGCCGAGGATCGGATCATCAAAGGAAGCCCGAACTTCGGGTTGTTCACCACGTCGAAGTAGACCGAAACCGCATCGGTGGACGCGCTGTTGGTCTCCCCAACCACCTGCACCGCACTGATCGTGTGAAAGATCTTGGTCCCCAGGACCGCAGCCGACGTTCCGCTGGCGGCCACCGAAAGCGTGAGGTCTTCGGTGGCAGGCGCCCCGAACTGGTTCGTGCCCAGCACACGCACGACCACAGTGTGCGTCCCCGCCGGAGCCGCAGCGGCGGCCAACTGACCGACGAGGGCCACCGGGAAAGGCAGGTTCACCCGGGGCGCGGCGATGCTGGTCTGCGTCACCCGCGTGAGCGTCCGAGGAGTGGTCCCGACCGTGCCGATCGCCTGCGACGAGACGATGCGGTTCGCAGCCAGGTCCGTGATGAAGGCCCCGAACTGGTAGTGCGCATCGGCGATCCTCAGTCCAGTGTAGGCTCTGAGGTTCTCTTCTCCGGACCCTGGCCGACCGCCCTGGACACCGGCTGAAGGCCGCTTGCCGAGGTGCCCGTAGTTTCCTGTTGGCATGTGTGTCTCCTAGACTGTCGGCGGCGTGGTCGCCGCCAGGATCGATGCGAGCGCGGTCACCGGGTTGGAGATGGTTCGCTGGAACGTGGGCAGCGTTGTGACCACCATGCCGACGTTGCTTGCGCCAGCACCGAGCGCAGCCACGAACTCCTCGTCCGGAGTCAGGACCGCGTAGGTGTCCGAGTAGTTGAAGTCGTTCGCCTTGGACATCTCTGCCCAGGTCTGCACGCCGCTGGTGCCATCCTCGGCGAGGATGTGACCATGGATCTGGATGGCGTAGTCACCATCCGCTGCGGTGCCGAGCGCCTCGTGATACAGGACTGGCAGGTGGACCCCGAACGCCTTGTAGTCCGTCGAACCCGACCCGTTGGTCGCGTCGTGCGTTCCGGCCGCCGTTGCCGAAAGCACCGCGAGGCCGATGTCCACTCGGTCGTTCGCGTTGACCGTCCCCTCCTGGGCCATGTAGGTGACCTGGGAGAGGACCCGGTACGCGTTCCGGGTGAACGTGATGTTCGTGGTGTTCTTCGCCTTGGTGGCGAAGGTCACGGTCTCCTCGACTCCCTGGCCGAACTGGTTCAGCCCGCGGATCCGAAGCGTGATCCCGCGAGCCGCGCCAGTGTTCGCCGTGAAGTAGGTGACGCAGAGGCATCGCGCCATCACGTCCGGAACCATCCCCTTGTACCCGGCAGGGAGGATGGTGAAGTCTGCGCCCACGGCCGGGGCAGCCGAGAGGTCGTTCACGTCCACGAAGAAATCGATGTCGTCCTTCGTGTAGCGGACCGTGGTCTGTGCCGGAAGGATCCTGGACCCGCCGGCTACCCAAGTGTAGGCCATGGCTCACTCCCCGCGGTTGGTCTGGATGTGGAGGTTGAAGCCGTAGATGCCGTTGCCCGAGAGCACCAGCGTCTCCTGCGGAACCATCACGCCGTACGCCGCATCGATGAGGTGGCCAGCGCCTCGGTTGAGCGCCACGGCCACGTTCGCATCGGTGAAGGACACACCGGTCACCTCGCAGTTGGCCGCGGTCGGCGAGGCCGCAGTCAGGGTGTTCTTGACCGGCAGAGCCAGCCCGAAGCCCTTGTAGTGGGTCGCCGATGCGCCGTTGATCTGCGTGCCAGCCGAGAGGCCGGCAATGGCGGTCGCCGCGATGCCCAGCGAGATGGTGTCGCCACCGCTCGACGCGGTGCTCGCAGTGATGATCGCCGAAGAGACCGTCTTGAAGGCGTTCCGCGTGAAGTAGGTCGTCGCGGTACCGCTGGCCTGCGCCATCGGAACGTCCTCGGTAATCGGCTGGCCGAACTGGCCGGTGCCGGTGATCCGCACGTTGAGAGTGCGCGCGGTCGCCGAGTCAGGATCCCACTGGAGAAGCAGGATCCGCGCAGCCGGATCGTCGTGGAAGAAGACCGTCTGCGTCATCGTCTGCGGGACACTCGTCGAAGAGGTCGCAGTGATGGTCGTCGCAGCGCCGAAGAACGTGAGGCTGCTGGAGATGAACCGCATCTGCTGCGTGGTCGCAACGACGATGGGGCTGTTCTCCCGTGCCCAGTTCGAAACGCCTTGAATTGAGGCTACCATGTGAGTGTTCTCCTTTCGTGCTCAGGTCGGGTCGAGCAGGTCGGTGACCAGCACGTTGCGGTTGCGGGCGGTCGTCGCGACCTCCCAGAAGCTGCGCAGCGCGGCCTGGAACGCGTCCCGGTTGCTGTCGCGGAAGAGGATGTGGCCGTCGTCGTCGATCCAGTGGGTCGGCGCCTCCTGGTACATCGCCCACGTGGCCTCATCGAGCGGGTAGAGCCGGCCCCACGTCGCGTCCTTGTCGGGCACGAACGCCTTGCCGTTGTACTCCAGCGCCTTGAAGCCGCCTTCCAGCTCCATGGTGTTGAAGAACCGCTTGCTGGCCTGGAGCAGGTTGAGCAGCGAACGGCGCAGGCCGTAGCTGGTGATGAACAGGGAGATCATGCCGTCGCCGGCCTGATCCGCCGCGTCCTCGGCCTGCTGGAGCACGTCCAGGTCCAGGGGGATCGCGATGCCACCGTTGTCGATCACCGGGGACTGCCAGACCGGAGTCGCGGTCGCGTCGATCTGGAGGTAGTTCGCCGTGGTGCCACCCGGACCAGGGATGCCGGTGTTGCTCACCGCACCGGCCAAGCCGACGGGTTCGTTGAACCGGCCCCACGAGCCATCGGGCAGCGAGCCCGGAACACCCGCGGTGTCGTCCGACACGCGGTAGAAGTAGAAGGTCCCGACCGCCGGGTTGACGGCGATCTCCGTGGAGAGCGTGACCGTCGAAGTCGGCACATCCACGCTGGAGATGGTCGCCGACCCGAGGAACTGGTCGGTCACCTCGTTGAAGCAACCGACGATCATGTTCGGCCGCAGGTACTGCACGCCTGGGCCGACGTTGGCGAACCCGCCCGGGTTGCTCACGGTGTAGACCAGCGTTCCGCCGGTGTGCGCACTGATCTGGCAGAGGCGGCCGGTGCCGTTGCCGAACAGCACGCGGTTCCACTCGTTCGCGAGGTCGATCGTTGCGCCGGTGATCTCCGTGTCCGCCACACGCGCGAACGCGCCCGCGTCGTTCTTCGAGGCCGCCACAGCGGTGCCGTCGAAGAAGATGCGCATGTAGCTGTACTTCATCGGGATCTTGATCGGCTCGAAGCGCTGCCGACCAGGCATCGGGAGGCGAGCCCCCGAAGCGATGAAGCCCTGACCCTCGTTGCGCCCGACGCGAATCGGGATCAGCGTGTAGCGGCCGGAGACGTTGACTTCGTCTCGCTGGAACCGCTTCAGGAGAATCGTCTTGGAGTTGAGAACGTCACGGATCGGTCCGAGGTAGAACTCCTTCAGGAGCTTGTCGAACAGAGCCGGCGTGATTGGGGTTGCGAACTCGATGCTCACGGTCTCGGTCCTCGCCCCTCAGATCAGGGGCGTGAGAACCGCTACCGAGCAGCGCTGGACCGGAGGAACCCCAGAACGGCGTTCAGCACGTTCTTGTTGGTGAGGTCCTTCCCGGTCATCGCCGGTCGGCTGGCGGCTCCTGGATCCTGGGGTCCCGGAGTCGCCGCGCTCTGTGAGCCGGCCGCGGTGTTGGAAGACTGCTTCGCGCGCAGGAAGTTGCCATACTCCGCGGCGTGCTCCGCCACGAGTTTGACCACATCCTGCTCTGCGTTGGCCGCGAGCGCGTTCTTCATCGAACGCAGTGCCAGCCCTGCCATGAGCGGGTCCTTGAAGACCTCGAACTTGGACATGAGGGACTGGACGCTCGCTTGGCGATCCTCGTCTGCCTTCACGGCGGAGCGCTGGTTCTCCCGGGCGATCAATTGCTCGATCGCGTGGAGAGCCGGTCGCAGCTCCTCCTTGAGGCGGGCAACGGCGGGTGTCTCGTCAGCCTGCGGAACGTTCAGGTCCTCGTCCACTTCGGCCAACGGATCGGCCTGCGGAACTGGGATCCTCTCGCCTCGCATGACTGCCTGCATCGCTCGCATTTGCTCGGGGGTCGCTGTCTTCGCCCAGTTGGCTACCGAGAGCGCAACGGCATCGTCGGTCACCTTGACCTTCTTGAGGGTCTCGGCTTCCTGGATGGCTGCCTCGGCACGCTGGGCCTTCTCGATGTACGAACCGAGCATGTCCACCGGCATCTCCAGTTCCTTGTCGCCCACTTTGACGCGGACGGTGGATGGAGCTGCGGCGGACTTGTCGTTCGACACCGGCGTGGTGGAGGACGTTCCCCCACCAGACGGGGCCGGCTCACTCGCTGCCGGCGATGGCGTCGGGGGCACGCCCCCCGAAGTGTCTTGGGTCTTGCCGTCCACCACGCGGGAGGAAGCGGCGCGTTGCGGGTCGTGGACCGCGCTCGGGTCCTTGCCAGCCTGAGTGCGAGCCTGCCGGATGAACGCGGAACGCTGGGCCATCGCGGTCGCCGCGGCGGTCAGGTCCATCTCTTCCGGAGGTGCGCTGCTCATCGACTAGCCCTTCTTGCCGTACTTGTCGCCGGAGCGAGAGTCCTCGGTCCCGGTCGGGCCACGGCCGGACTTGCCGGTGAAGTTCTTCTCACCGCCGTCCTCGTTCTTCTTGTCGGCGCCATACGGGCGCACTCGGCCTTCGTTGCAGACCTTCCCGATGTAGTTGTCCTTCGGGATGTCCTGAGCGACCTGGTAGTCCTTGCTCATTGCACTGCGCCTTTCACTTGCTTGAGCCGCTGCGCGCGGCAGTACGCCTCGTAGTCATGTTCCCACTCGGCGTGTTGGGGATGCTTGATTACGACAGAACCATCCGCCCGTGTCAAGGGCTTCGGTCCATACGGGTGGTAGATGATCTTCTGGTCGCGGGGTCCAGGTTGGGTCGCACGGACCATCTCCTCGGCCGCCTCACGCTGCTGCTGCTTGAGGTTCAGGTCGATCAGGTGGGCCTTCACTTCCGGCGGAAGCTGGTCCCACTGAAGATCATCGATCCTGAGGATCACGGCTTGACCCCAGCGGTGGTCCCGACCGTCGGCTGCCCTGCGCTCTCCCAGTTACGACCGGTCGGGCGGACGTTGTGGGCGAACAGTTGCGGGTTCTCCCGCTCGAAGTTGCGAAGCCGGATGAAGCGCGACGACAGCTCCCGCCGCATCGCTTCCTCCCACGGCTCTCTGATGACGACGTATCCCTTGCCGTTGCGTCCTGGGACGATGCCGCCCTCGGGGCCGAGCGCCAGTTCGTGGGCGCAGTAGCGGCAGATGGGCTTGCGCGGGTGGCGGGAGCGGTGGACCGCAGCGGGGTCGCCGTTCTCCTGGGTGGTGGCGATGCGGTCGAACGGGATGTGCGTGGGCGGTTCGTCGATGGTGACCTTGCTGCCGTCCGGGCCTGGGATCTCCCACTTGGTCCCGAGGAAGTCGAGCCCGAGCCGACCGCAGTTCCGGCAGAGGTAGGAGTACTTCCGCGTGGTCGGATCCGATCCCTCGGCGAACTGCGGGATCGGCATCCCCATGGTTCGCAGCTTGTCCTGCTCGCGCACGGGAAGCTGCTTGAGCAGCGAAAGCACGTCGGCGGCGGTCTGGGGCGGCTGTCCTGAGGGAGCCTTCGGCCCCGGGGTCATCGTCTTCTGGTCGGTCACGCTGCGGTCTCCTGCGCTTGGCCGGGGGCTTTCTGCTTTGGATTGCCTTGGTTGTTCATGCCAGCGCCGCTCCCGCCCCGACTGGGCTGCGACGCCTCACCCTTCTCGCCCGGAGCCCCGCGCATGGCGGCCTGCATGGCCATTTGCTGCTGGAGCTTCGCGGCGACCATATCTGAATGGATCTTGCAGTGAGCATCGACTGCTTCCTGCACTGCCGGCGGCAGCATCTCGTACGTGTCCGAGTGCCGGAACCGATTGTGGATCGCGAGGTGCGCTTCGTGATCGTCGAAGTCGCGCACCACGGGGAACGGCTCGTTCGCGCCCTTGAGGCGGAACCGCTCGTTCTCGATTTCTGCGCGACGCTCGCTGGCCTCAAGCTCCGTGAACAAGGTCGCGGAGTCGCCGAGGTCGAGCACCTTGGTAATCATGCGCAGGTGCTGCCGATCCATCGGGTTCAGCACGCCAAGCTGCACGAGTTCCAGGACCTTCTCGGCCTCGCTCGCCCGCGACTTCGGCATGAGGCTGCCGGGGCGGATGAGCACGCGGTCGTTGTTGCGCAGGTCGTCCCCGCGGAAGTACTGCACGTCCTGTGCGCGCTCGGTCCCGTGGAGCGAGACGAGGCGGTAGTCCTTGTAGTACTTCGACGCGAACTTGAGCACCATGGAGCCCAGGTTCTCCATCGCGGTCTCTAGCGAGCGCGCGGCCGGCGCCAGCACCGAGTCGTCCTTCTCCTGGAGCATCTGGATCGCCACGCCGGAACGGACGCCCTGGGGCACCTTCGCCTGCGTGACATCCTGCTGCGACGCGATCGTGTTGAGGTCATCGATCAGATGCTGGGTGACGAGTTCATGGATGCCGTCGATGCCGGCCAAGTTCGGCGCGAGCGGAACCGGCATCTGGTAGCCGCGGTTGATCCAGACCATCTGGCCCGGTTCGCTGGTCATCACGTTGACGCCGCAGCCCTTCTCCAGACCCCATTTCGGCTGTCCCATCATGTCGCGAATCTGGTGGACGATCGTGCGCGAGCGGTTGAGTTCCGCTTGGATCGGGGTCAGGTCAGAGACCATGCCCTTGGACCAGAAGCGGGTCGATACCGGGGCGTAGTCGGCCTTGACGAAGGGGTACTTGATGCGCAGGTCCTTGTACGGATGCTTCTCGTTGGAGAGGATCACGTCCTGCGAGCAGACCACGAGGCGGCCGTCCGGGTTGCGGCGGGTGGGCGGTTCCCACATCTCGCGGATCGTGGCCATCTCCTCGCCGTGCTTCTCCTCGACCGCCGAGAAGTAGCCGAAGGTTGGGACCACGGTCTTGATGCGGCGCTGGAAGTAGTTGCGCCAACCGGGCTCTCGGTCTGGCCGGACCTGCTTGGCCAGCGACGGCGAGTAGCGGTTCCAGATTTCGCTCATCGTCATCTGGCGCACGTGCATGACCCATTCGCAGGAGTCGAGCGTGCTGCCGGCCGAGAGCGTCGGCACGATGAGTTCGAACGGGGCCACCGAGCGCACGCGGATGTCGCCGCTGGGGCTCTCGATGTAGTACTTCCCGTCGTCCAGGAATTGCTTCACCTCAGGGGACAGTTCGCTCGGCGGGATCGGGCTCTTGAGCACCGGGTCGTAGTAGATCCGGGTGGCTCCGTCGGCCCACTCGTCCCACTCCACCTTGCCGAGGCCGACGCCGGCCACCGGCATCCACCACGCCATCTCGTTGCGCGCCCCGTCGATGCCGATGGTCTTCTGGGTACCGAACAGGAACGAGGCCGCGACCTTGGCCGCCTGCTGGTCGCTGATGTCCGGGGACTTGGGTAGCACGTCCCACTGGATCGGCGCCGAGGTCAGCCGCGACTGCTGGCGCATGATGAGCGGCAGGAGCCGGTTGCCGGTGTAGCGGCGGCGCCACGTGGGGCTCGGCGTGTCCTGCTGCTCGATCTGGAACATCGAGCCGATGGAGGGCACGCGCTGGAGACCGATCGCGTACATCACGTTGATGAACCACTCGCGCTCGAACTGGTACTTCGAGAGCGACGTGGTGTCCCCGCCGAAGCGGGAGTCACACAGCGCGAGGGCCTCCGGGTCGGTCAGAGACCGCTTCGCGTACCATGCGGCTGGGGCCGTCTGCGGTTGCGGCACACCACGGATGGTGATGGAGGACATCCCCGGTAGTGGACCACGGAGATGGCCGCGTTGTCAAATCCACTACCCGACCTTCCCCCGCTGCATCTCGGCGACCTCGACCGCGATCTTCTCGTCGGGGATGCCCTGCGCTCGGCGCTGCTCGATGTAGGCTTCGGCTTCGTCGTCCAGGTGGAACTGCGGACCTGCCGGTTCTTCCTGCGGCGGAGGGGATGGCTGGCTACGCACGCGGCGCGGCATCGGGGCAGGCGACGGGATCGGGACGGCAACGGGGATGCGGCCGTCCACGGCTTCCCGCAGTGCCTTCATCATCGCCATCTCGCGCTTGTGCGCCTCCTCGGTGATATCAGCCACCTCGTCCTGAAGTTGGCGCCGCTCGCGGTAGGACAGGATGCGCTCGCAGATGGCCCAGAGCGCAAAGGGCAGCCACAGCCAATCAGTCAACGTAGTCCTCCTGCGATCGTTCTTGTTCTCGGGCCTCTTCGGCCTTGTCGTTCAGCGCCCAGAAACGGGCGCTCATCTCGTCGAGGTGTGCGTACTTCTGGCTTTCGGTGGGCGGGGCGCTGCTCAAGAGTTCTTCCATGCGGACGCGAAGCGCGATGCCGTAGGCGAACACGCGGTCGTCCTTGTTGGCCCCGATGCCGCGCTCCTGCCCCTGCGAATCGAACTGCATCGTGCGCATCTCGGCCAGCAGTTCCTCGCACGGGATGTCGCACGAGTCCTCGGCCAGCATCTCGTGAATCGACGCGATGACCAGTGGGCGCGTCTGCTGGGTGGTTTTGTGCCCGAAGAACGTCTGGAACTTCGCGTCCAGCTTGTTCACCATCGGCGCGACGTAGAAGTTGGGGTAGCCCCAGTCGAAGAGGTTGGCCTGCACCGCGTTTCCTGGCCCGGTCACTTCCACGGCGATCAGCGCCTGGTTGTAGAACATCCCGAGGTTCATGCAGATGTGGGACAGTTGGGTAGTGTCAACGTATCCGTGCCAGATGCCCATGAACTGGGCGCTGCGGCGGTCGATGATGATGGCGCAGGAGAAGTCGCGGGACTCGCGTGCGGAGGAGCGAGCCTTGCCGAAGCGGTGGGCCGGAGCCTTGCCTTCGGCCACGTCCACGCCCATGACGTAGTTGCGGCCGTGGATCGGCGGAGCCCACAGCTTGAGGTTGCCGCCCTGGGACGGGATCAGGTCAAGGGGCATCGGCCTTCACGAACTTGGAGCACGAAAGCACGTCGCGCAGTTCGCCGCGGAACAGGGTGCAGATGGCACGCTGGCCGCGGACGTTCTCCTGGGTGACCACGAGCGCATGGCCGCAGCCGTGGCACATGGTGACGGCGCCCTTCTCGTGGGCGGCGAGGACGGCCTGCTCGCTGGTGGAGTAGCCGAGGTCGTCTGGTCCGACGGACCGCTGCTGGCTCGGGGGCAGGTGGGACTGGTTACTCGGCATCGGGTCTCGGCTCCTTGTCTGCTTCGCGCATCTGCTGTTCGAGATACGCATGGTACTGGAATCGCTCCAGCTCGTCCGCGGGCGGGAGCTTGTCCTTCCACCGCGCGGCCCGCCACTGGGCGAAGGTCTGGATGGTCACGCCCTGCTGCTTGCGCCGCTGGAAGAGGCGCACGAAGTCGCGGACGAAGTTGGGCATCCGCGAGAACGGGCCGTGGTGGTAGTCGGGCTTGCGGCGTTCTTCGCGCGTCGTGCGGGTCATGGCTGCGCCACCGTGCTCGTGTTCCGGTTCGGGAACTGCCGCCCGTTCTGCGACCACACGAGGTGGCCCTGGAAGTAGGGTAGCGTACACTTCCGCCGCAGTTCCTCGATGCGCCTCTGATCGAACACCGGCCGGCCCGAGGACAGGAACGCCTCCATCGAGAACGATGGGTACTCCTGCTTGCGGATGTCGGCGTTGTTGCGGCAGTTGTTGCGCCGGACCCACAGAAGCCACGCCATCTGGTCGATGCCCAGCTTGTACTGCTTCATGGCGTAGCGCTCGTCCTCGTCCAGAGCCGCCAGCACGCGCTCGGTCAGGTCCTCGGGGACCTCCATGCGGTTCTCGGCGCCCTGCCACCACGGGACGAACAGCGGGAACCAGTCGTTCTCGCCGCGCTCGGCCTTCGCCCACAGTTCGTAGAACAGGTTGTCCATGCCGTTGGCCGTGGACTCGATGATGATGCCGGTTCCGGGCTTGCGGGAGACGGTCTGCATCACCGCGTCGTGAACCACCTCCGCGTTCTCGTAGAAGGCGAACTCCGAGAGGTGCAGCCAGTTCACGCCGAGGCCGCGGGTCACCTGGTCGTTGTTGGCGGTGACGACGGTGTACTTGCCGCCCTTGCTGGTCTGGATCTCATCGCGGCGGTCGGTCTTTACCGCCGGCTTGAACGGCAGCATGTCCACGACGCGGGAAGACATGCCGAAGAGTTCCATCGCCGGTTCCTTGTTGTGAGCGATGACAGCACAGCGGAACATCGGCTGCGTGAGTACGCGCTTGGTAAGGTACATCTGGACGAAGGTCGAGAAGCCGAGACGCCGCGCCTTGAGCACGAGGATACGGACCGGCTTTTTCTCGCGCTCCATGCGCTGGATGTGCTGGTGTAGGACTTTCTGGCCGTAGTTGAACTTGATGGTGACGAGCGGGTTGCCCTGGTCCTCGACGCGGATCTTGAACCATGACTGGATGAACTCCTCCTCGGTCTTGGACTGTTGGAGGAGCGCGTCCCAGCCGAAGTTGGCCACGCGCTCGTCGGCCTCTTCCTTGGGTCGGCCCTTGAGGGACGCACGAAGCTGCTCGGCCGCCTTGTCGATGGCGCGGATGACGCCGATCTGCTCGGGCGTCCAGAGGCGGGAGAGTTCAGCTTCGTCGATCACTTCTTGCGTCTCTGCCTGCGAAACTTGCGCTCAATGACCTGAATCCTCGCTACCTTCCAAAGGTATTCTTTGCTCTGCCAATTGGCAGAGTCGGCAAGGTACGTCAACGGCGCATCGGTCTTCACCTCGAAGAGGATGTAGACGCGCCTAGGCTTGCGGCCCATTGCCCAATCCGCCAGATGGTAGAGTTCTTCGGCTTTGTCGATCACGTCAGGCTTGCGCGGAACTTCTTGGCGAGGGCCACGTGCTTCTCGTGGTCACTCTTGCCGACCACGTTGACCTGGACCTGGGACAGCTTGAACCTGAAGCCAGGCCACTCGCTCTCGCTATCCCATGAATACGGCTTCTTGAGAATGCACAGCGGCACATCCGTCTCAATCTCCAGGGTCACGATCACTTTGCGCATCTTCATTGCTGCGCCTCACGGACCTTCTCCAGTTCGCGCTCCAGCTTGGGATCGACCGGCTGCTCGTCGGGGTTCAGCAGCGCGTCGGCCTGCGCTCGGGTGCAACGCCAGGAACCGCGGAGCGCCTGGACATGGAGGACGATCAAGTCACTCTCGTCCCACGTCCCGTCATCGCGCGCCATCTGGATCGGCTCCATCGGAAACGACCTGGAGTACCAAACGATTGTGGCCGTGTCATCCCCAAGCGCGTAGACGATCCTTGGGTCTGACTCAAACCCAAGGATTGCGACCGAGACCAGTTCCCCGTGCCACGGCTTGGCCGCGCTAACCTGCGGGAGTGCGATCGAGCCCTCCTTGGTCTTGGGCTTCGCTGGGCGCACCACCACGAAGTCCTTCGCTGGGTAGAACGGGATCAGGTCCGGGGTCGGCTGCGGGTCGGTCATTGTTCTCCTTGTAGTAGCAGATGATGAGGGATCGGAACTCCTCGGCCGTCATGGTGACTAGGATCGGCGTCTTGCGGCCCTTGCCGGCGCGCAGCTTCGTGAACACGACGCCAAACTTCTCGGTGTCCTTGGCCATCTCCTCGGCCAGCTTGGTCAGTTCGGCGAGCGACATGCGCTGGACCAGCTTGCACTGGCCGCGGAAGGCGTCGGACTCCACGTCCAGCCGCTCACCCGAGTTCGACCAGAACCTCTTGCCGTTGATGAGCGCCGCGCAGTCGCGCTCGAACTGCTTCCACGGTTTGTCGCTCATCGTGCGGCCTCCAACAGAGCCTTGATTCCCGCAAACTCTTCCTCGGTCCATCCACGGTCCGGGTTGTTGTTGCTGTAGTCGTCCAGATCAATCGGGGTTTCCTTCGCCCACGAATCGTAGTCACCGTGACGACCATCCGGAGCCGTTGCCGAGTCCACGTAGTCGAAAGAATCGCAGTCGTTGAAGATCACGATCTCCCAGTCCCCGAACATGAAATGGACTTCGCCGGCGTAGGTGCTCTTCCACGTCTCGTGCCCAAACTTGATTCGCACAGGGACTTCACGCTTGAGCGCGCGGCGCATCTGCTGGCGAACTTCCTCTGCGGGGAGATGGTCAGCCACGCTTGACTCCCTTCGGCATCCACTTGGCGATGAACCGCTTCACGTCGCTCATGCGGACGAGGACGCGGGAGCCGCGGCGCTTGGTCTTCAGCTTCTCGCCGCAGATGCCGAAGCGGCGCCAGTTGTCGAGCCGCATTCGATCGAGACCGAGGTGCTTGGCGATGATGGGGATGGGGAGCAGGTCGCTCATGTTGGCGGCACGATGGGGGCGTGGTTGCCTGGAGTCAACAGCTTTCTGTATAACCCGGGTAGGCTCGATGGTAGCCTTCGGGACATGGAACCGAAACCCTACACGAACGAGGTCTTTGCCATGGTGCTCAAGTGAACTGGTGGTGGTGGATCTTCCGTCCGTTCCCGAAGACGGGCAGCCCCGGCGGTCCGGGCGGCAACCTGGGGGAGAGCTGACCATGCCGCCCCTCGGGAAGTCGAACAACCCGAAGGGCCGCCCCGGGATTCCGGGCGGCGTGGCGGACCAGCGGCGGGATGCGCGGGCGTGGGTCATGCGCCTTCCAGTTGCGGTTCAGGCCATGCGGATGCGGCATGGCAAGCGCTGGAAGGTCAAGCTGTACGACATCTGCGCGACCGACGTGGCGCCGAACGTCCCCGGCCTGTGGGTCTACGTGGGCGTGGCGAGCATCCGGACGAAGGTCCCGGAGGGGCAGGTGCTGGCTCGACTCTCCACGCGGCCGTTCTGCGCGGCGCTGTTCCGGAAGGCATGAAAGAAGCGCGCCCATGCAAGGCGCCCGGTCATGCTTGCACGCCGGCTGGAAAGTGGCAAGATGAAAAGAATCGGGCCGGCAGCCCTTCATGGTGGAGAAGCTGCGCGGCCCGAAAAGAGGTCAACGGTGAGAAGACACCTAGAGGCTCTCCCATGTTTTGTCAAGAACACGACGAACCGGAGGGAGCCATGATCCCGCACTGGTTCAAGTTTCAGCGCAACCTCCTGACCACCGCGCAGGCGATGTCGGCGGGAACGGATGCGGTCCTCGTCTTCCTCGATGCGTGCGGTCTCTGCTTCGATGCGGAGAGCCTCGACGGAGAGATTCCTGCGAGTCGAGTCCCTGCGATCGGGAGGACGCTACTGGCGCATGACGGGTGGTCGCGGGAACGGCTACAGGCGGCCGTTGCGGCAGCGACGCTCCACGGTCTCCTTAGCCCGGGCGAACAGATTGGAAGCCTGCTCGTCCGCGACTGGGCAGAATTCATCAGACCTCCGATCGACGGGCAAACACGGACGGCCAACTGGCGCGCAAGAGCGCGTGACGACAGCCCCGTCACGGGCGTGACGGATGAGCACGTCACCCAGAAGAGAAAGAGAAGAGAAGACCATAGAACACCACCACCACAATGCGAACCCCAGGGTGGTGGTGGTGGTGGTGGTGAAGAGCAGCCTTCGGCCCTGACCCCAGAGCAGCAGGACATGGCGGACACCCTTGGCCGCTGCGGGATCTTCCTCATGTCCAAGTCCAAGCGGTACGAACTGGCCTGCATCCTCGTGACGCGCGGGCGCAACCCGCACGACATCGAAGACCTCGCCTCGCACGCCAAGACCAAGGAGGGATTGAAGGACCCCGGAGCATGGATGGCGCAGGTGCTCCAGGACCCTGCCGCGATGGTTGGCGCGCTCAACGACGCCGCTCGCGCCATGCGCGGTTCTGCTTCGATCTACGGCGAGGACGCCCCCGCCCTGATTGGTCCAGGAGATCCTTCACGAGTTCCCGACCCGACGAAGTTCGGCATGAAGTGGTGCGACGCATGCAAGGGACAGGCAGTCGGCGAGCACTGGAAGCACCATGGCCCGGTCGGATGGCGGCCCGGAGACCCGATCCCGCATGAGCAACCGCCAGAAGCACCGCGCGAGAACCCAATGGGAGACCCGGCCGACTGGATGAAGAGCCTAGCCAAGAAGACCGACGGGGCGAAGGGCGCGAAGTCGGAGGCCGAGATGGAAGCCGAGCACGCCAAGAAGCTGCTGAAGTTCAAGAAGTGGGTCGCGAAGAACGAGGAGGCGAGCGCATGAGCACCATGACCGTCGCAGAGGCAATCGCGAAAGCTCGATCACTGTGGGGCGACGAATCGCACATCTGGACCGAGTCTTCCGAACTGATCGGTACGTGGTACTACGTTGGGCTGCGCAAGTGGAACCCCCAGATCAAGTGCCACACACTGCACACGATGGGGGTTGGCCCGACGTGGGACGCAGCGTTCGAGGACGCCAAGATCCAGGAGATCCGCACCACCCGCGATCGCGAGGAGAGGCGAGACGCACGCAAGCGGAGGGCACGCCGATGAACCTCCCCAAGGTCGGCTCCCCCGAGTGGCACGCCTGGCGCAAGTCGGGCCTGCCGATCGAGCGGTGGCTGGACGAGCGGCCCACCCAGGACGCGCCGCCGGCCGCCCAGCCGACGATCGAGTCCACGAAGGTCTCAGGAGGCGGCCAACCGCCCCGCGTGGATCCTGGCGCATCCTCGGCGCTCCTGGATCGGTTCGGCGGAGCCGTAGAAGTCCCCGTGCCCGGACTCGTCATCGGCCCGGTCTTCGGCGAGCCCCAGCCGGTCAACCCCCACGACGATCCGGCGGACCCAACCCGCTCCCACCCATCCGGCGGGCTCCTCCCCATCAGCGACCCCGTGCTGCAACGCCTCGCCAACGACCAGGAGGTCCCGCACAACCACGGCCAGCGCAAGCGCAACCGCGAGCGCGTCCGCCGGGACACCGACACCGAGGCCGATTGGACCAACTGGCCGGGGGAACTCACGTGACCACCTGCCCCGAGTGTCAGGCCACCCTCGTCCCCACCGCATCCGGCCAGTTCGTCGCCTGCCCCAACGGCCACGGCAAGCTCCGCTCGCCCCTCGAAAGCGGCGTCCAACTCACCCCGGCCGGCGACACCGACCTGCCTGCGGTCCGCATGGTCTACGACCAGAGGACCAGGGGGTATGGCCACCGCAAGCTGTTCGAGATCGAGGGCCACCCCCGGGTGCTGTTCGTGATGCGCCGAGGGCAATGCCGAGCACCCGACTCCCGCAACTGGGTCCTCGCCTCCTACAACGGCCGCAAGCACTGGTTCCAACCCGCATGACCACGCAATCCCAACGTGATCGCTGGGCACGCAACGGCATCTTGCGCCGCGAGCTTCTCGACCTGTACGCCCGGCATATAGCCGGAAAAACCGGCGTTTTACTGATCGTGGAGACGGTGTTGCTCGACAACGGCTGTGTCTTGCATCGCATTTCCGTTGAGCACAACGGAAAGACCATCGTGCCATCCTTCAGCGCCGACCTGAAAACCTTGGACGTACCCGCGTGCAAGGCCGCGATCGTCACCATGAGGAACCTCCTTTCGTGACCTGGGCCGAAGAACCACCAGTCACCTGCCGCCGCTGCGGCCTACGCCTCGGCACATCCGCCGCCCTCGGCCTCAAGCCCCGCACCTGCACCACCCCGCTCGTCGCCGCGCGCACCGAGGAGGAAGGCCACACCGATTGGCACCTCGCCTACACAAACGTCCTGGACGTCTGCCTCGCCCGCATGATAGAACGCGATACCGAAACCCTACTCAGGCTGCGAGAACCATCCACATGAAGACCAAAGCCTCCGAAGCCCGCACCTTCCTCGCCATGCACCAGACCCTCCACAAGCGCGACCGCCCCGCCTGCCCCAAGCACCGCCTCGTCCTCTCCCGCCCGCCCAACGCACACCCCGTCGTCCACTGCCCCAAGTGCGGCTGGAGGTTCAGGCCGTGAACACCACCATCCCACCCGTCGAAACCGTCACCTCCGAGTTCTTCTCCTGTACCGACTGCGCGCTCAACCCCGATGAGGTCAACCCCGACGACGTGGAAGCCATCCTCGCCTACGTGGACCACGAGTACGACGAGGAACACAAGTCCGCCCTCCTGAGCCTCAAGGGCAACCGCTTCGCCATCTGGGACATCTGGGCCGACTACACCGGCCACGGTTGACAGTGCGGCCAGTCGCTCGTCGTGTACGAGTCCGAAGACAAGGCCCGCCAAGACTGGAACCTGCACTACGCGGTGACGCAATGAACACCATGCTGGTTCGACTCAATGACACCGCCGTCTTCAAGCTCACGACCGAAGGCCGCGTGGTCCTGGAGGACTACTTCTACGCAATCGCATCGACCGCAAGGAAGCCGGTGCCAATGACCAGCATCCTCCCAACGCCAGACCCTCTCGGCTTCTACCGTATGCCGCTCTGGGAGTTCGCCGCGATCTTCGGACCCCGTCTGAACCTTGGTTCGCACGCCTTCACGGAAAGGAACCAGATCCAGATAGAGACCGACCAGGTCTGGGAGAAAACGACATGACCATCGACCTCCCCGCCGGCCGCGAGATCGACTCGCTCGTCGCCGAGAAGATCATGGGCTGGAAACCCGATCGCGATGAGCTGTGGCGCTGGGATGACGGAAGCGGCTCGGGCCGACCGATTGAATGCCCACGCTTCAGCGAAGACATCGCCGCCGCGTGGACCGTCGTCGAGAAGCTCGGCGAGGACGGATTCCTCCTCTACCGGGTCTCCAACCGCCCGATCTGGCGCGCGCAGTTCAACCTCGCCGAGGCCGTGTTCGACTGGCCCGGGTACGCTGACGCCGAGACCGCTCCGCTCGCCATTTGCAGGGCGGCCTTGTCCGCTGTAGCCCGCCGCGCGGCGCTCAAGATCCTGGAGAAGACCACGTGACCTCCCGCTACCACCCGTACCGCAAGCGCAGCCGCGCCACCACCACCCTGCCCGCGCTCCTGCGCCGCAAGCACCGGCAGGCTGCTCGCGCCCACGCCCTGATCGCCCCAGGCCACCGCCTCAAGGTGACCATGCTCCGCTCCTGGTACCGCGACGCCTTCGAACTGTGCTGCGAGCGCTGCTACGTCGAAAGCCTCCGCCCACCCGAGTGGCGCGGCAAGGACCTCATCATCCCCCTCGGGACCACCCGCACGCTCGCCATCGTCAACGGCATCGACCTCTACCTCGCCAGCCCACCCATCAGGATCCCACGCGCCTGGCGCACCAGGAGACCACGATGACCAACCGCCGCAACAAGCGCCGCCGCGCCTCTCGCAACGCCGCCCTCGACATCCCAGCGTTCTACAGTCGTGCGCTCTCCAAGTTCTACGTCAAACCCATCTCCGACTTCCTCAACGGCAACATCCACATCAAGCAAATCCGCCGCATCAAGCGCCGCAACTACCTGGAGACCGGATCCGCCACCCGCTGGCGACGCATCCCACCAGGGCGCGACATCTGGTACCTGCTGTCCCTCCGGCGAGCAGAGAGGAACTAACCCATGACCCAACGAACCATCTTCCTCCTCCAAGCCTTCTTCCTCGACCGCGACCGCGACTACACCCTCCGCGCCTTCGCCTCCCGTGCCGCCGCCCAAGCCTACCACGACAACATCGCCTCCAAGCTCCCTGGCTGCACCGGAGCCCTCTTCGAAATCAGGGAGTGCATCCTGGAGGACCAACCGTGACCCCCATCCCGCTGTCCACCAGAGTCGAAGACCTCACCTTTGAAAGCCCCCGCTTCTCCAAAGGTATCCGAACCAGGATACTCCGAGTCTTCAGATTGCTCAACCTCCACACCCTCGAAGATGTCGTCGCCTACGAAACCCAAGAGGGAAACCCGCCCAAAAGACTGCGGTGGCAACCCGGCTGGGGAGCCTCCTGCGATGCAGCCCTACGCCCCCTCATCGAACCCTACCGCCTCTCCGCACCACACAAAGACCGCCTCCTTCGCATCGAGGAAAAGGTCAACGCCATCCTCGCCATCCTGGAGGCCAAGCCGTGAACGCCCACCCGCGGAACGCGCACAAGAAGGCCCCAAAGCGCGCGTACGTCACGCTCGACTTCCCGCCGCATCCTGCACCACGTGCGGCCGATCCTGCGATAGCTACGGACACCCCATCAACGCCCCCTGGGACAGCCATCGGCCCAGCTGCTCCCGCTGCCTCACCCGAATCTCCTGGATCACCACCACCCGCCGCTGCGCCTCCTGCGGAACACCCACCCCCTTCGCCTGGGGTCCCATCTGTTGCGCTGCCTGCCTATCCTGGAACCCCTGGCACAACATCCGCATCCCCATGGCCCTCGAAGAAAATCGAGGCGTCGGCATCTTCTACACCCGAACCGACTTCCACCCCCACTACGACCACCCCTCCGAAAACCCCGAACCATGGCTCCTCGACGAACCAGACGAGGAACAGGACGAAGATGACGCTCCCCCACTGGATTCCCCTTGACGCTCATGGTATTCGCTTCGCTCACCCAACCAGCCCACCGGACTTCGGGACCCTCCCCAATGGGTCCCATCTCTCGTGGGTGTCAAAAGGGGCCCCTCCGCAAGAGTCCCAGGCCCGAGGGACCCGTTGCTTGCAGCACCCCAACCCCGGCAGGGGGGCCGACTTGCGCGCACTCGAGAGAATGCGACCAGCACAACATACCGAGCATTATCAGAACCTGCGGGCGCACGTCCTTGCAGCACAACGGCTTGCGGCGTCGGTTGCAGGCTCGCATAAACGCGGGCGGACTGCGGGGCCTTGCGATACGATGAGAACGGAGCACTTGCGGGTCAGAGTCAACATGCCCAGAATGCGCCTTCACGATGGCTGACCGAAGCTCAACCGCACACTCTACGATGACGGACGCACTGGACAAGCTACCGCGGTACGAGCCCGAGCTTCAGAACAAGCGGCGCATCCGCATCCTGCGGCTAGCGGAAGCGATGGCCGAGGAGACACCGATTCCCAGCCGGCCGGAGCTTGCGGCGCGGTTTGGCGTGTCGGTGTCAATGATCGCGGCCGACTTGGCGACGATCGAGTTTGCGCGGCAGCTTGAGGAGCGGATCGCGGCGAACATCGGCGACCACGTGCCAGCGGCAATCCAGATGCACTTGGCCGTGATGAACGACCCGGAAGCGAAGCACAGCGACCGGTTGACTGCGGCGCGGTGGCTGTATGCTCGGTGGGCTGGAGCGAAGCGAGCGGCAGCGGCCGTGAGGGGAGGCGACGAACCGGCCCAGGTTGTAGCCGCTGAGAGCGAGCTACTGGCGCAGGTGATGCGGGAGACGCAGGAGCAGCGGGAGCAGAAAAAGTAAGCGGACGCTAGCCGTTGTCCTTTACCTGGTTGCGTCTGGTCTACAGATTTCCTACTTAATTCTGGAACCTAGCGGACCGACCGAGCGTATAGAGGTTGCGCACGTGCTTCGCCATGGGGGCGAGGCATGGCGCGCGACAAGCGAGGAACGATGGACACAATCGACTTGACGCCCGTCGGATGCATGACGCCGGAGGGCTGCGCGCGCGTGGCCCGCGCGGCCGAGGAACTGGAACGCGCCCGCGGGGAGTGCGCCCTCGTGCTGGCTGAGATGGTGGATGACGTGGGAGCGCCACCCGGTTACCGCCAAGCGGCCCGCGAGGCAGTTGCAGCGTGGCGGGCCGCTACGAACGAGTTTCTGATGGCACTGGCTGGGCAAGCGAGGAACCAATGCTAACCAAGAAGGCACAGGCGGAAGCCGAGCGCGCACGAGCGGACGAGCTGGTGGCGTTCGTCGCGCCAGCCGTGAAGCGGCCCGGGCTCCCGTGGCGCGTGTCCGAGGCCGTCGTCGTCGACGCGTGCGACCGCGAGGTCGCGACGGTTCCCCAGACGCTTGGCCGCGGGGCGCAGGCGTCGCACGATCTGGCACGCAGCATCTGCCGTGCCGTCAACGCGCACGAGGAGCTGGTGGCGTGTCTAGAGGGGCTCTGCGCTACTCCTGGATCTCCGGAGCGATGGAAGGCGGCCCGCGCCATGCTCGCGCGGCTCAAGGGAGGGCAAGGTGCAGTATGACCCATTACGAAACCAAGGGCGACGTGCGGGGCTGGTGCGGCCATCGCCACCGGACTCTACAGGGTGCCGTCTCCTGCCTCTGCTCTGACCGCGCCGGATGCCGCGCCCAAGGTGGCTACTCTGACCGCGCTGTGGTCCGCGTGACCGGCACCGGTCCTGGCGAGTACGAGTACGTGGACCTGGATATCCGCTCGCGCGACGAATGGGCACAGGTGCAGTGACAGGCTCTAGCGGGCCGCGCCTACCAAGCGACCCGCAACCAATCCCCGGCCCGGGGGGCCATCGCATGGGGCGATGGCAAAGGGCAAGGTGAAGCATGGAACGCAAGGAATACAACGGGTGGACGAATTACGAGACGTGGGCGGTTGCGCTCTGGATGGGCAACGAACAGGGGAGCCAGGAAGCTTGGGCAGAGCGCGCACAGGAGGCATGGGACGCGGCCGAGGCTGGGAGCAGCTACGCAAGCCAGACGCGCGAGCAAGCGGCCTTGATCGCGCTTTCGGACATGCTCAAGGACGAGCACGCGGAAGCATTGCCGGACCTGGGCGCGACCGTGTGGGCCGACCTTCTGGGCGCGGCTATGTCTGAGGTGAACTGGTACGAGATTGCTGAGCACCTGATCGCGGACCTGCCCAAGGAGGCGGAAGCGTGAACGCTCCCCTAGCCGAACTGGTCCGCTGGCGCGTGCTCGACTGCGCCAAGCATTCCCCGCGCCTACGCAAGGCGCTCAGGGCCGCGCGAAGCCGTGCCGCGTTGGTGAAGATCCGCGGGCGAAGCGGACTCCCGGCGCACCTGCGCTTGCGCGGGATGAAGACGTGGCTTGTCGCCTCTCGCTGGACCATTGGCCCGCGCGGGGTGCTGCCGTGAGGCGCAAGCGCACCGTGTGGGAAAGCCGCTCCGTGGACGCCTTCCTTCACGCCTACGAGGATGCCCGTTCCCCGTGCAACCGCGGGAGCGGCCCCGTCTCTCCGCGCGAAGCGGAATCACGGCTCCGGGCCGAGGGCTTCTCCCCCTTCGACCCGGAGACGTGGGCCAGCCTCACGGATGCCTACTGCAACGGTTGGGACGATGCCCAGCGCGGGGACTCGTTCCGCCACGACCTTCTGCGGTTCGGCAAGGCGACGAACGCGAACGGTCAGACGGTCTACGCAAACCAGATCGACCTGGACGCCTTGCAAGAACAAGAGCGACGCGCCGAGGAATCGGACGATAGCGTGCCGCGGTGAGCGTAGCCCTTGCGTATGCTCCGCGCGCCCGCTACCCTGCGTGCATGGACAACCCCACGGGAACGCGCGTTCCTCCTTCCGCGAGCCATGGCGCGGTTGTGCGCGTTCCGCCCCCGGCACGTGGTCCGGCGTGCAATACCACGTAGAGCGCCCCCATCGCTCCGGGGCCGGTGCGCCGGCTCCGTGGGGCGCGTGTGTCCACCTCCGCGTGGTGCGCCCCGGACAACGGCATGGTGCCGGCCAACGGACACGAAGAGGAACCTATGATCCGCCGACCGACGTGCAAGCAACTCCTGATGGAGACGCACACGCCCGAGCGCGCCATCCGCGTTTCAGAGACGCCCGACCGCGCCACGGTGACGCTGGCCATCGTCCACCACCACCTGGAATACGAAGTTCTCGTGGAACTGTCCAAGGTGCAATGGGACGCGCTGTGCGATGCGCGCTACCATCTGGACGTGGAGCCCGACTGCGAGCCGCCCGAGGTGCCCGTGGGCGGGGCCAAGGTGCAGCCATGACCCGGCACGAGTGCGACCGGTGCCACGCGCCAATCGGGCGTGACTGGCCGAAGATCGCGCACGGCACGCGGCAAGTGTGCTGGCAGTGCGCGGAGTCGCTGCACTTGGCCGGCGGCTTGATGGCCTGCCCGCCGGACTATGCGCCGCCGGAACCGCCCGTGGTGGCGGACGAGCGCGACGCGGGCGTGGCGGTGCGCGTGGGGCTCAGCGTGCTGCTGGCGATTGCCTTGGTGGCGCTGGCGTGGCTACGGAGGGCGACATGAGCGACCGCACGCAGTTCCTGGGCGGGTCCGAGGTGGCGGCAGCGTTGGGCATCGACCCGCGCTGCACGCCGTACCAGCTCTGGCGCAAGAAAGTCGGGCTCGACCCTGAGTTCGAGGGCAACGCGGCAACGCGCCGGGGAAACTTCCTGGAGGAGGTGATCCTGGAGACCTACCGGCAGCAGCTCCAGCCCGACAAGTTCGAGACGGGCGTGGAAGCGCGTGACCGTTGGCGTGCGGGGCATCTGGATGCACTGTCGGTGATGCCCGACGGCCCGGTCCAGACGCGGGTGGTCGAGGCCAAGACCGTGAGCCGTCACGCCTACCGCGGCGCTGGCTGGGGTGAGCCGTGGTCGGACGAGATTCCACACCGCTACCTGTGCCAGGTGCTCTGGTACCTCTCGCTTGCCCCGCAAGCCGAGGGTGCCGACGTTCCCGTGGCTGTAATCCCCGATGATCCGGACGAGGTGCTGGGGCTCAGCGCTCCGGACGTGCTCAAGGCCGGCCAGTTCCACGTCTACCGTATCGTGCGAGACGACAACGTGCGCGCGCTCGAAGCCAAGATCGTGGAACAGTGCACGGAGTTCTGGAAGCGTGTCGTGGAGCGCGTGGAGCCGGAGCCGATGACGGCCGAGGACGCGGCCTTGCGTTGGCCTGGTCACGTGAAGGGCAAAGCCAAGGTGGTCACGCCCGAGGTGGCCACGCTGCTGGCCGAGTACGAGGCGTTGGGCACTGCGGAGAAGCAAGCCGAAGACGCGCGCAAGGCGGCCCGCGAGAAGCTGGTCATCTTCGCCGAGGATTGTGAGACGCTGGTCGGTCCGGACGGCCGGGCACTGGCGACGTTCCGGACTGTGGAACGCCCCGAGTACACCGTGGCCGCGGGAAGCTACCGCGCGCTGCGCATCAACAAGAGGAAGCCATGAGCACGATCAACGACGGAGGGCCGGCGTTCCCGGTCCCAGAGGCGGTGGGTCAAGGTGGCGGGTTCTGCGCTGCGGATTCTAAAGGCATGACCCTGCGCGACTGGTTCGCTGGGCAGGTGTTGGCTGGCGTCTGTGCAAATCCTCATGGCTGCATCGTTGAACCACCGGACGAGCCATCTTGGAGCGCGGAAACACCTGAAAACCGGGGCGGTGGCGGATCACCTGGGAACTTCAACTGGTCCATCTATGGTGAAGAGGCTGCGCGTCTTGCCTTTGCAACGGCCGACGCCATGCTGGCCGAGCGGGCCAAGGAGAAGAAGCCATGACCGAACACGAAGCCAAGCCGATCCAAGAGACCCCGATGGTGCCCGACGCGGGCGTGCTGACTGCGATCAGCCGCGCCGAGCTGGACCAGCAGATCACGACGGCCCGGGCCTTCCCGCGGTCGCTCAAGCGGTTCCAGGACGAGTGCATGGGCATGGCGACGCTCAACGAGCACGTGGCCAGCCAGTGCTTCTACGTCCTGCCGCCGCGCAAGGGCGGCAACGGGGAACCGATCGAAGGGCCGAGCGCGCGCATGGCCGAGATTGTGGCCAGCGCGTGGGGCAACTGCCGTGCGGGTGCCCGCGTGGTCGAGGAGGGCGCCGAGTTCGTGACCGCACAGGGCGTGTTCCATGACCTAGAGCGCAACGTCCAGATCACGATGGAGGTGCGCCGCCGGATCACGACCAAGGAAGGCCGGCGCTACGGTGCCGACATGATCGCGGTCACTGGCAATGCGGCGTGCTCGATCGCGCTGCGCAACGCGGTGTTCAAGGGCATCCCCAAGGCATTCTGGGAGGAGGTCTACCTGGCCGCGCGCAAGGCGGCAGTGGGCGACATCAAGACGCTGGCGGCCAACCGCGCGGCGGCCCTGGGCTACTGCGGCAAGCTGGGCATCGCCAAGGAGGCCGTGCTGGCTACGCTTGGAGTGCCGAGCGCCGAGGACATCGGGCTGGAGCATCTGGCCACGCTGAAGGGCCTCTTGACCGCGATCAAGGACGGCGACACGACGATCGAGCAGGCGTTCGCGATGCCGGTCAAGCCCGCGGCGGCGCCGGAGGCTGGGGCCAAGGGCGTGGCGGGTCTGGCTGCGCGGATGGAGAACAAGTGACCCCTTGCCCGCCCACAGAAAGGAACCTGTGCCCGGTTGAGCGCAGCACCGAAGCACTTCGCCGAGGGCTGCGTGGGCATCAAACTTCGCCCGTGGGCGGGCGTTTCCTTTGGAGTGACACACATGAAGAAGCAGAAGAGTGACGCAATCATTCCGTTCTCCGTCGGCAAGTGCTGGTTCATCCGCACGGTGACCTATCACCTCGTGGGGCGCGTGATCTGCGCAACTCCCGAGTATCTCATCCTGCAAGACGCCTCGTGGGTGGCTGATTCGGGCAGGTTCATGCAGGCAATCAAGGACGGCACGCTGTCCGAGGTTGAGCCTGTTGGGATCGCGGTAGTGAATCGCGATGCCATCGTGGACGCCTTCCCGTGGTCGCACGACCTGCCCAAGGAGCAGAAGTAGAGCCATGAAGACCGCATTGAATGATTCATTCGGGAGCTGGAGCGGGAGCTGGAGCGGGAGCAGGAGCGGGAGCTGGAGCGGGAGCAGGAGCGGGAGCGGGAGCGGGAGTTGGAGCTGGAGCGGGAGCAGGAGCGGGAGCGGGAGCGGGAGTTGGAGCTGGAGCGGGAGCTGGAGCGGGAGCTGGAGCGGAAACCGATGAAGCCCTTCCTCTGCCTGCTGCTGCTTTCTCTCTCGCCCCAGGACGGGGGCACCGACCGCTACCACGAGCTGCGCATGGCCGCCGAAAGCAGGCCGGTCAAGCGTGCCGGCGGGAGCAGCGCGGTCTACTCCACGTGGCTGGACCACGTGCGGGCGTACGGCGCGAGCCGGGGCGTGGACGTTCTGAACGACCCGGATGCGATCGACAAGCTGTTGAGGTAGCCATGACCACCAAGCAACATGGCCGCTACCAGTGCTCCAAAGAGAAGCTTGACGAACTGGTCCACGCCGGCTGGCTCGCCGGCTACGAGGCGGCGCGGAAGCAGGCGGCGGCGCTGTGCCAAGTGCAGGTGTCTGACCGGTTGCGCTGCAAGGGAGATCCGGTCTTCGAAGGACGCACGGATGCTGCACTGTGTATCCAGGACGCGATTGAAGCCATGCAGCCGGAGAAGCCATGACCGCCAAGACCACACGCCCCGTCGCCCCGTGCAGTGCCAGCAGCCAGGACTTCGAGCACGACGCCGGCAAGGTGCCGCCTGCCATCGATCCGGAAGACGTGGGCATCGCGTGCCCGTGCTGCGGATACATCAGCAGCGCCGACCAGTTCGCAAATGCCCCGTCGGTGACGCGTGGCCCGATCGCCATGGCGTTGGCCAAGGAGGGCCTGAGCCCCGCGCAGATCTCCCAGGTGACCGGGTGGAAGCGCACCACCGTGAGGAGCCTGCTGTGGTATCAGCGCAACGTCGCGAAGGTGAAGCCATGACCGCGATCCCGAAGTGCCCGACGTGCGGGCGGCGGCCGAGCGAGCGGACGGGAGTTGAACTCAGGGAGCAATTCGCGCAATCAGGGTTACCTGCCTTTCGTGGGACGATTCCGGTCGTCTCTGTCTGTGCCGACCCGTGTCATGTCATGGCCGACCTCGGCCCTTCCGCGGTGCAGTTGTTGAGGGAGTATGCCGAGGCGGATGATGGTCATTGGTTCTTGCTTTGGCATTCAAGACTCATCGCCCTCCTCGCCGCCGCGCCGGAGGTGAAGCCGTGATCGCGTGGTGGTGGCTGCTGGTCGCCTTCGTGGCGGGTGTCGTGCTGGGCGTGTGGCTGTTGCTGCCGCTGATTGGTCGCCTCGCTGCGGCCATCGGCGTCGGGAAAGGACTCGGGTGGTAGCCGTGAAGCGCAAGACCGCGATCGAGGAGTGCATCGATCGCAAGCCGATGAACTGGACACCGATGGATGACGCTCGCGACCGCAGGGCCATGGCGGAACTGCGCGCGCTGCTGCGGCTGGCGAAGCTGACCGTAGCCGCACAGCTTGCTTCTCTATCCCGCTTGGGAGAACTCAACGCCAAGGTGGATCGAACACTGGCCCGTCTGCGCCGCCTCGGCGTGCTGCCGGAGGTGCGCCGTGGGTAGCTATCTCCCGCAGTGTCGGACGTGCCATCGCACCAAGAAGCCCATCGGCAGGGACGCGCCGCTGTCCAGCAACTACTGCGATCACGAGTGCGGCGGCTACCGACAAGACCCGGTGCCGCCGTCGTTCTGGTCGCGAGAGGAGGAACTGGAACACGAGAGCGACGAGGCCCGCGCGCTGGTGTCCAATATGTTCGCGCTACAGTGCGCGAGACCGGATCCGATTGTTGGTTGGTTAAGGCCACGCTACGACCACATGGCCAGTGAGACGCTCAAGGGCGTCCAGGCCGCGCTGATCTCCTGGGGCCTCGTGAAGCGAGAGGAGTGCGTCCGTGAGTAAGCGCAAGCCGTGCGACCACACGCTGACCACGAACCGCTACGGGTTCACCTACGGACCCGTGTCGGTCGTTCGGGTGCTGTCCGACGACAAGGGCATCCTGCTTGCGCTCCAGAGCAAGCGGCAGGCATTCCATGTGTGGGTCACGCCGACCGGGCTGATTCGCGTTCGACCGACCAAGCAAAGGATTGAGGTGGACTGTGACTGACCTCGACCTCGACGCCTTGAAGGCGGCAGCGCTGGCCGTGTTCGCTGCGTTCGGATGGAGGGCACCATGACCGCCCCGAAGCCGCCGAAAGGGTTCGATAGCTGGCTGGACTGGTGCGTCCAGAACGCTGAGTATCGGGACCTGTGGATCGAGCGCAATTGCCCAATGGGCGGCGAGCAACCACACTACATGGAGGAGGCGGCGCAGGCGGAACTCGCCGCCCTGCGCGCCCGCGTCATCGCTGCCGAAGACCGCTGCGACGAGCACGTTGCCCACGTCGTGGAGATCGGCGACGTTCTGGACGCCGAGGATGGCGAGACCGCACTGGAGGCAGCCAAGCGCGTCATGCGCAAACTGGATGCGGCAACCAATCTGATCGCGCACACGGCCGCCCGCGTCGCCGAGCTGGAGCGCGAGATGGAGAAGGAGGTGGAGTTGCGCATGCACTCCCTCCGAATCGGCCTTGAGGCCGCTCGCCGAGAGGCAAAGAAGATCGCCGATCTGGAGCAGCAGGTCGCGGCGCTGGCGGACGCGCTGGAGAAGTGCTGCGATACCATCTCGGAGTGGTACGTGCAGGATCGCGAGGGGGTGGAGACTGCGGCACAGGCTCGTCTCCTCGCGTACCTCAACGTGCCCGCTCTCTCGAAGGCGCGGAACCTCCTGGCGAACATGAAGGAGCAAGCCGCCCTCCGCGCGGCCGGGAGGAAGACGTGAGCGACCAGCAGCATCCCGCCTAGCGGGCGACGATCGGCGTGCCGTGCAATGCACCCGCCGCGCTCTTTCAAACCCAGACTCAAGGCTAACCCCTTGAGGGCAACCCCGCGCGGCGCCGGTCGAGGTCCGACTGGCGTCGCGCGGACATTCGCATTCCGCGGCAACTTCGCCGCACCCGCCCCGCCCGCCTGAGCAGCTCGCCTTGGGATTCTCTCGCGGGCGGGCGGCCTTTTCGGCTAGACTTCTCCGCCATGCTTTTGGCATGGTTCCTTCAGTCCGCGATCGCGGTCTTCAACCCTTCGCCCGCCGCCCGTACGGAGTGGGTTCTGTACGGAGCGCCGTCCAAGGGTCCCAACACCTGCCTGTCTCTGGCCGGCAGCTACCTCAACTGCGCACGGGTCGCCGTGTCAGGCAACCGAGACGGAGAGGTCCAGACGATCCCGGATGAGGATCCGACGATCACGATGCTGGAGTTCCACGAGGCCGTCCGCACGGAAATCATGGCCCAGGGCTTCGTTCCGTGGGCCGACGTGAACGGCTTCCGTGCCGACCTGGAGCCGAAATCCCTGGCCTTCGCGGACAAGCACGTCGTCGCAACGGTCTGGACGGCCCGCACCCCGGATGGACTCGTGGAACTGGTGACCTACCTGTTCCATCGTCAGGCGCACGTGAAGTTCGAGGCTGCCTTCTTCTGCGAAAGCCTGACGACCCCTTCGAAGCCCATCACGCTGGACATCGGGTTCCGCACGGGCGACCGCGTGGTGCCGTACATCTACGACTTCGGAGCGATCCCACCGCATGGCCTTGCGCGCCTTCTGGCGGCCAAACCTCTGGGGGACACGCAGGGCGCGGCATGGACCGGGGTGCTGCTGTTCTACACCCCGACGATGCTGGCCAACCCGAACCACCCGGACACGCAGACATCGATGGCCCAGATCGCCGGACCGCTGTTCGCGGTGCAGCGGTGGCCGGCGTGGGGCCTGTGGGGCAAGGCTCCTCCGACGGTGATGCCTGCCACGATCAACGCCGAGGCCGCCTCCGAATCCGGCATGGCATGGGCGAACCCGTTTTCCTGGTGCGGCTACATCCTGGCGGAGACGCCGGGGCAGACGGGGGAACAGGCCGAGTTCGGGGCGTGGCACCATGTCAGCACAGTCGGAGGCTACACGGCCAAGCTGCTCTGGTACCAGCAGCGGGCGGCCATGCGCGAGGTCTGTCGGCCGGTCCACTACGTGGAGGCGGACGGCTCCTGGGTGCAAGCCCGCAACCATCCCCGATGGGTGACGTGGAGCAACGAGACGCACTGGAACTCGGGGGTCTCTCCGGATCGCCTCGGGCGGACCCACAGCGGGTCGGTGACCATCGGAGGGTGGCGCGGCTGGGACGACCAGCACGAGGGCGGACTGTTCGCCAACGAGCAGTGGCGGCTCACCGGATCGGTGGGGATCGAGCGATGGATCCTGCGACCGTGGGTGCAAACCCGGTTGTCCGGCTGGACGTTGCCGAGCACGAACCCCGGCTGGGCCACGAACGACGCAGGGCCCGGCCGAGCGGTGGGACGCACGTGGTTGCGCACGTCCCAGACGATCGCCTCCTTCCCTGCTGGTGACCCTGACTCAGCGGCGCTGATCGACCGGGGCGCCAAGCGGTGGACCGAGTGCATCGACCGGCAGTGGCGGAACTGGTGCAACGGGCCAGCCGATGCGCTGCATCCCTACACGTGGATCGTGAATGACCCGCGAACGACGTTCCCGACGCAGACCGTCTGGGCGCCGTGGCAGGACGCGATCGGCGCCATGGGGTCCGATGCCTTCGCCATGGTGCTGGCGCGCGCTGGGAGGCCCGAGGCCTCCGGCGTGCAGGCATTCGCACTGAAACTGGCCACGGACGTGGTGCGCTTCGGCTACGAGCCGTCAGGGGCGCAGGCGGTCAGCTACTGCCCGGTCCCGAACTGCGCGCCGCCGAGCAACTACAACGACCCGCTGCTCTGCCTGCTCGCCAACGGGACTGACTTCGCCCGCTGGAACCTCATGGCGGTTGGGGTGCTCCAACGCGCGACTTCCGACAGCGCGCTTCTGGACCGATGCCTCGTGGAGCGGAGACTGAACGAGAGCATCGCCCGGGACACCTACACGGGAACCCTTCCGTGACATCCTTCCCGTGGGCCTTTTCACCCGTTTCCGTTAAGGTCAGCGGGTACAGGGTACAGATGGGCAACCTCGGGTTCTCGGCAATGGCGGCTGTCACGCTCGCGACGTGTTCGCGATACCTCGGTCCAGCGATGGAGGCGCCGGCAGTTCAGTCAGCCGCGGACCTCGGGTTGGCGCTCCTGAAGGAACTCGGTTCCCTGGGACTCCTGACGCTGGTGCTCTGGAAGATCGGACCGGCGGTGCTTCGATCGGCTGGGGAGGCGCACCGCGTGGAGGTGGCGGCCATGGCGAAAGCCATCGAGGACCTCAAGGAGGAGTTGGCGCGACTCCGGGTCGCAGCTCACGACTCGAACAACAAGCTGATGGCCCTACTGTGGGCGATCGATCCGCAGGCAGGCAGGATGGCCATGCGGAAGCCGGGTCAGCAGCACGAGGAAGAGCCGCCCTCAGGTTGAGTAGCAGCATTCCGAGCAGACCAGCTTGACCTTGCCCAGGAGCGTCGGCGGATCCTGCCCGTCGTCGTAGATGTCCGCCGCAATGAACTCGGAACCGCAGGGAACTGTCACGTCCACGCCGGGGATGACCATACCTTCGCCGAAGTTCTGGATCGTGTAGTCGTGGCCGAGGTAGTCGTGGACCCGGATGGGCCGTTGGACCACGTTGCTGATGACGATGACGTTCCCGATGGGATGGCACGGGTCGGGGTCGCACTTGCCGGCCTTCTCGACGCACTTGCCATCGGGCCAGTCGCCGGCAGGCTGGAAGCCCGCCATGGCCCACCAGAACGGGGGAGAGGTCGCCGGGTAGAAGCCGACCGAAAACGCACAGCCTGTGCAGCCCATGCCCAACAGGTTAGCATCCACCGTCATGAAGAGACTGGCTTTCGCGGCGTTTCTGATCCTCCCTGCCTGCGCCACCGGCGGGCTCGACCTCGCCAACTCGGTGCAGTACCAGCAGGAGATCCATCCCCTCGCGGTCGGGGCCACGGCGGTGCGCGCCCACATCCAGGCCGACCTGGCGAAGGGCAAGACCAAGGAACAGATCGCCATGGACGCCGGCTTCGCGGTGTTCCAGGAGGTGATGCTGTTCCTGGCTTCGACGCCGGTGACGGCGCCGGCTCGATGAGGCGCGACCCGGACGTGTGGCGCTGGGTGCTGGCCTACGTCAGCGTCTGCGGGTTCGTGGCGCTGGCCGGTAGTGGGTCAGTTTGACTCCATCAGCTTGATGAAATCTGGCCAGCTGAGGCGGTAGCCGTTTCCACGCGTCGTCTTACCCAAGAGGAAGGGCTCGGCGCGTTGGCGCGCGCCGAGCCCTCAGTGAACCACGTGACCTTCAAGGATTTGATCGCGGGGTCTCCCAAGATCCTAGCGCGGCCACCACCACGCGGCAACCGCGCCATCGAAAGAACGCGGGCCGCCGGGATGACGTCCCGGCGGCCCTGCCTGGGCGCGTCCGTAGCTCAATTGGATTGAGCAAACCCTTCGTACGGTTCGGTTGCAGGTTCGATTCCTGTCGGGCGCGCCTTCTTCCCTTTTCGACGATCTCGCCCCATGGGTCAAGCGGTCCCGTCTTGACAATACTTGAACGCTCAAGCATAATGGTCAATATGAACCGGCTGAGCAACCAAGAAGGCAAACTGACCCACTACCCGCTGGCCGTTGCGTTGCTCTGCGGTCCAGGATAGGGTTCCTGCAAGCGCGCCCTCGCGTAGCGGCCAGCGCCGGTAGCGGGCCAGTCGGTTCGCCGACCCGAGGGATGATCCGGTGCTGCCAGGCAAGCTGGCCCTTTCATTTCACCAGCGCCCTGATCTTCTCCACCGTCTCGGCCGAGAGCCCGCCGCGCTCCTTGAACAGCTCGCCAACGGCCATGCGGAGCATCTGCTGGTCGTGGCCCTTGAGCAGCGCGTAGTCCTGGATCGCCTGCGCGCGGGCCTCCTTGGTGCCCTGGAACAGGAGGCGACCTTCGCGGCCCATGGAGCGCAGGCGGGCGAGACGCTGGAGCTGGCCGCGGTCCGGCATGGATCCCTGCTCGCGGATGCGTTCGCGGATGGCGTCCATCTGCTGCGGGTTCGCGCGTCCTTCGCGCTGTGCGTCCATGTAGTCCAGGATCATGTCCAGCGTGTCGGCGTGCTGGCCGCGGGTGTCTTCCTCCGTCCGCTTCTTGTCCGCGTTGGCCGCCTGCATCATCAGGTCCCGCACGGGGGTCCCGGTCGTCAGGCGCAGCGTGAGGTCAGCCTGCCGGATCGACTTGTCGCGAACCGGGCCGGTGGACTTCTGGTACGGCATGAGCGCCTCCCAGACTGACCCGGCGTCGTAGGTGGAGACCGTGCCGTTCGGGTTGGCGGTCGCCTGCGCCCACTGCCGGAAGGCGTACGGGGCCGTGCTGAAGAGGGCCTTGCCGATCAACTCGGCGCGGTAGATCGCTTCGCGCCCATCCTTGGCCCCGAACAAGTCGGCGAGGTTGGACCACAGGTCCGGTCCCGGTCCCTTGTCGAACAGGTTCGTCTGCACGTACGGGATGGTCAGCCAGTCCAGGTTGAGCCGCCGGTCTGGAGTCGAGAACTGATCCTCCATCGCAGAGAGCGCATTGCCGACGAACGGAACGTCCTTGGCGCGCATCCCGAGTCGGTTGCTCAGGCTCTGGCCCTCCGTCTTGTCCCACCCCAGGATGAGGCGCGACAGCAGGTAGTAGGACCCGGAGATGGCCGAAGCCCCCGCCGCCATGCGGATGAAAGCCCGGTAGTCCTTGGTCTGGCGCGCCGCGGCGATGCGGTTGGGCAGGTACTCTCCAACCTGCCGCAGCATGTAGCCCTTCATGCTCGTGCCTAGGCGCAGCCACGGAGAGCGCAGGATCGCCGGAGCCATCCACTTGTCGTAGATGCCGCACGACTGCTCCACGGTCTCGCGCGCCCGCGCCATGGCGGCGTCGTGCGGGATCGCATCCGGCTGGTGCTTCATGCCCTCTGGGCGCAGCGCAAGGTAGTGGCCGAGGAACGCGGTCGCCCTCGAGTACTGTTCGGTGAAGTCGTACAGCGCGCCCATCGCCTTGTCGGCAACGTCCACCGCGCGCCGGACGCCTTCCCTCGGCATGAGCCTCCCGGTCTCCTGGGCGAAGTCGGCTCGACTGTAGCGTCGGTCCATGACGCCCGACCGCTTGAGCAGGTGCCAGTACTCACCGGACTTGTCGGCGAACGCCTCCGTGGCGGCCTTGACTCCACGCAGGTAGTTGTCCGGGCCGATCTTCTCGGTGATGGTGGCGCTGTTCTGGATGAAGTTCGCCGGAGCGGAGCGGAGCGACCCAGGGAACCAGCGGCTGATGGTGTTGAAGAGGTAGCCCTGTGCCTTGCGCATCACGGCTTCGGTGGCGTCGATCATCCCGAGGATGTCGGTGTGCCCGCCGCGGCGGATCAGGTCCTCGTATTCCTTGTACGCATCCAGGAAGGCTCGGTTGCCGGTCTTCGTGAACCCAAGGAAGGTGCGCTTGGCCCGCTCCGCCATCTGCTGCAAACCAAAGCGCCGCTCCAGGGAGCGCGCCTCATCCGGAACCAGCCACTCCGCGGGGTGAGCCTGGCTTTCCTTGCCGGCGCCGATGATCTGAACCTGCACGCCGGTCACATCGCCGGCTTCGTTGCGCTCCACGTCGCGGACCTGGACCAGATCGGGACCTTGCCGGAACTGCTCGCCGACCTTGACGCGGTTGAGCGGATCCTGCGTCTCGCCGTTCTTGTCGGTGTACTGCTGCCCGATGCGGCGCCACTGCCCCTGCATCCGATCGCGCATGTCCTTGAGGATTCGGTCGATGTAGATCTTGCGGATCGCCCCGCTCATGTAGTGGGAGGTCGAGACGATGGCGTCTTCGATGAACCCTTCTGCTCCCATGCGCTTCTTCAGGGCGCGGAAGCCGATGGACTGTGCGCCATCCACTCTCTGGAGGAACGCTTGGTTGGCTCCCTGGAAGCCCACGTCGTTCTGCATCTCCTGGAACACGTGGTGCATGTAGCCGCCGGCCTTGCCCCAGTTCTTGATGCGGTCGGCGAGGGCGGTGCGAACGTCTCCCAGTTCGGTGCGCCATGCATCCAGCTTGCCTTGGACCTTGGCGCGAATGTGCTTCGCCAGCGGCGCCGGTACCTTGGCGAGGTAGGTCTGATCGGCCAGCTTTTGCTCGGTCTTTTCCACGGCGTCGCGGAGGTTCCGAATGCGTTCCCGCATCTTCGGCGCCTCGCCTGTGTGGCCAGCCCAGAAGCGGCGGAACATCTCCAGTTCACGCTGGAGGTTGCGCAACTCCGGCTCCAGCCCGGCGGCCTGCACCCGCTTAAGGGCTTCCTTCCCGTCGGCCTCTCCTGGGCGATCCGCGGCCACGAACATGTCGTGGGCTTCGTCGCTGCCGATGCGCACCTTGCGGAAGACGCCACCAACGCGGTCGTACAGCCGTTCGGCCGCGCGTCCGAGGCGGGCGTTCATGTCGTACCAGTGCTGCTTGGCGGTGTCGGCCAGTTCCATGCCGATGCGCCGGGACGGGCCACCGAAGTTCTTCGCGAGGAAGTCGGTCACGCCCTGCCGGATAGTCTTGGCGAACTCCTCCTGAGCGCGCGCTCGGTCCATCTCGCGGACCACGCCGCCGGCACCGCGACGCATGAGGCGCTTCCAGCCACGCTCGACCATCTTGGTCATGGCGTGGACCGGGTTCAGCATCACGCCGGCCTCGGGGCTCAAGCGTCGGTAGACGCGGATCTCGTCTCCAGCAAACTCGATGCGTGAACCCATCCGCTTCGCTTCCTTGATGAAGCGGTCTCGCACGTCATCGCGAACCTTTTGAGGGTCCTTGCCACGAGGCAAGTCGCCGCCGCCAAATACTGCTCGGACCTCCTTCTGGCCGGACTTCGTGACCACCTCTTCGGTAGTCTGCTTCTGCTCTGGATCCAGCTTGAGCCGACCGTACGGTTCTGTGGCGTATTGTGGTTCGTTCTTCGCCGGGACCTTGCCGCGCGGCATCTTCTCCTTCAGGTCCGCCTTGGCCTTCTCCTTCTGCGCCGCCTCGACGGCCCGGCCGAGGTCCGTGGTCGCCTCGATCGTGCCCTTGGGACCGACCTGCTCCTCCAGCTTGCCGGCGGCCTCGCTCAGGGTTTCACCCCAAGCCTCGACCCGGGTGCCGTCGGGCAGGGTCGCGCCAGCGGTGATGATCGGCCCTTGGGGGTCGGTGACTTCGACGGGGACGCGCTGGCCCTCCTTGGTGCGGATGGCCATGGGGCTCTCGGCGTCGTGGACGGGAACCTCCATGGTCGGCTCCGGCCGGCGCCCGGTCCTGGAGAAGGCGGGGACGGTGCCCTCGGCGGTCGGCGTGATGGTGCCGCGGACGAGCCCTGTTGGCCCAGGCTGCGTCGGAGGCACCTCGGCCGTCCCTTGGGCCGGTTCCGCTGCGGGCGCAGCCTGGGGCAACGTCGGCTGTTGCGTTGCGTGTTGCGCAACACTTGATGCAACAGGGGCCGCCTGGATCGACTCCGGTAGCACCAGATCC